ATTTTTTTTTTCATCGGCGGGTTTTTCTTCCTTCTTTTCTGGGTATTCCTTCTCTACTGGAGAAGTTATTGATGACTGGCAGTACGCAGCAAGACGAGAAGCTGGGTCACGATACAGATTGATAATCTGACCAACTTTCAGACGAAGTTCATCAGGTGTCGGGCTTTCATCTTTACTGAAGAAGTTAGTCTTAATAGAACCTAATACCATTCGAGCAATCTTTCGATCATTCTCAAGCTGGTTCTTCTTAGATTCTTCTACTCCTTCGAGATTGATTCCCCAATCTGCAAACAACTTATCAATATACTCCTCGCCTAAGTTCGAGATAATGGCTGAAATAGCCTTATCTGACTCTGGCGTGAGTTCTTTATTATCCTTCTGTTTCAGACGGAAATTCTCGTTGATAAGAGCGCGTACAGTTTCTGCAACTTGTTCTTCACTCCATCCAGCTTTCGTCAAATGGTTGTGAAGTACTGAGTGTGCCATACACGGAGAGCCAGTCTGTGAAGTATACACATATACTGAGCTTCCTAATCCCTTAAGTAAGCTAACAGGGTTGATACGGCTGAATATTTCATTCATCCAATCACCTACTGTCATCTCATCTAATGCTAACTTCTTGTCAGCGTTAGTTTCCTTAAGGCCGCGTAAAGTACGATACCATTCTACGGTGTTAACAATGTTTGTTGCTACATTTCTCTCTTTGTTGATGAGGTAAGTTAACGCTTCGTCAATTTCCTCATCTGTTGTGATCTTGTTTGGATCAAGCTCCGGTACTTTAGTAACAGTCTTACCAGCATCTTTTGCTAGTTCTTCTGGAATCTCTGACTTGTTAAAGTCAATAGCCAGTTGACCATCATCACTACCTGGTAATGCTTTAGCTGGAGCTAGTTTAATACCTAGCATTTCAGCCATACCTTGCAACGGCATGAGTTGATTTGCATCAATCATCAGTTGCAATTCACCACGTTCGCCACGGTTGAATAAGTCTTGGCGAATATCGACAAGGGCAAGCAGACTCACTACATCAATCGTACGATTGATGTCTGCGTATACTTCAGGATAGCGTTTGGCAAGTTCTTCGTTGTTAGCGTAACGCTGTTGCATTACAAATGCTAACATGGCCTTTCCGTCTACTGATGAAGCTGTTGAACCTACAGGAATACCTGCACCAGTTATTCCACTTACAAGCGATGTTGCGCGCTTGAGAGCCTTTTCTTCAGGAGATACTTTTGGTTTGTCTTCTGTAACTTCTTCAGGAATGATAGTAGGAGTTTTGTCTTTCTTCTGCTTTTGGGTGCCGGACTTCTGCTCTTTCTTCTGTTCCTTCTGTTCTTTCGTCTCTCCTTTCTGGTCTTTGTTGGTTACTGTCTGTGCAGCTACTTGAGGCTTCTTTTCCTCTTTCTTGTTCTCCTTTGTTTCAACTTTCTCAGCTGTCTGCTGAGTATTCTTGTTATTTTCTTTTGCTTCTGCTTTTGCAGCTGCTTTAGCTGCTTTCAATGCTGCCTTTCTTTCAGCCTTAGACATTTCTTTTTGTGCCATAATTCTTGATAAATTTTTTGGTGGTTAATAATAATTTTTTACTTTCAGTCGATAGAATATTTAAAGAGGTCAACTATCATCCTCTATTGCTGGTGAGTCACGCCCGTTAGTATAGATATTACTAATCAATGCGTCTGATAACTTTACTTTAAGTTCTGACATGTTACTCACAACCCCAGATAGGCAATTGGTAGTACCTTCTGTCACTGTACACACTAAGCTTTGTGTGCATGCAGAACTATAGTCATCAACGGTGTTGATTAGCTGAGTAATGGAAGTATCTTGTTTGTTCATCCCTGAACGCACGATTACTTCCTTACTCAACATACCTACTAACAAGCCAGCTACGATGCAGGAGATATAAATCCACCACATCTTGTCACTGCGAAATCCTCTCGCAAAGACAAATGCTACTAATAGTAGCACAATAATCCAAATTGCTGACATGTTTGTAAATTTTTAGTTTAACAATTGTTTTAATTTCTCTCTAGCTTTATTAAGCTGAGATTTTACTTGGCTCTCTGAGAGACCCAATTGTTCAGAAATCTGTTTGTAAGACATATTCTGAACAGTACGTAGTTCGAGTATATATCGGTACTTATAACGAAGTCTATTGAAGGCATTTGTTAATCTGGCATCTGTTTCATTGAAGATATAGTTATCTTCAGGTGAGTAGTCGGCCGAACTTCTCAATTGAACAGTACTAGTGTCATCATCCAGCCAATAGTTTGCATTCTCCTTTTTAGTACGTCTAATATAATCAATACTACTATTTATAGCTATTGTTTTTAACCACATCTCAAATGAAATGTTGTTAATATAACTATCTAGCTTAGAAAAAGCTTTGGTAAAAGTAACAGATAATAAATCATCTGCTGCATCTTTATTATTTACAATACGATATATAGTACTGTATATAATTCGATTATACTTTTCATAAAGCTTTGTGAAGGCACTTTGTTTGCCTTCTTTCGCCTGTTTGATCAGATCGAAAAGCTGTTGTCTTTCTTCATCTGTCATAATTACGGGCTTTAGTGTGGGTTATAGTCAACCCAATGACTATAACCCTAGAAAGGTAATTGCAATATATATCTGCAATACCACTCATTCCATTCATCATAGAACTTACGGAAAGTATCCCATATACATTCCATGAACTCAATCTTCAAATCACGAGTAAGTACTTCAATAGGTAATTTGTTTACCATACCACAGACTATTCTTATTCTTACTTCAAGAGTAGTTTTAGAAGCTATGCCTATTTGCTGTAGTATTTGAGTATCATACCATGCTAGTACTTTAGATAATGTTTGTTTTTTGAAGAATTTGTGGAATTCTGTTTCTCTTATTTCCTTGTTTTGTATTCTTAAAAATACATACCAGGACGGTCTCCAATTTATCTGATTATATCTTATTGGACATTTATTCAGATAAGTATAAACAGTAATACTATTTACGACCATTGCGACGTACACTATTAGCTATTCTAAGTAATAATACGTTTATTTGCGCTAGGCTCCAGTCTGTTACACTTAGAATATAAGCTTTTGTAGCTTCAATTCCTCTGCCGTTTATAGACATATCGCTTATATAGCGCTCTGTAAATGCTTTCATTATATCATTACTGATATCTGGCATTTTTGTACCACGAATAGATTGCCTATAAGGTGGTAATGGGCATACTTCTGAGTATTCATGCTCGAAGAACAAGAATGCATCTGGATTATTACATACATTTTGTATTTCAATTGAGTCCTCAGATAATATTGTAAACTTACCTCTTTGAACAAGGTCATTCATAAGTAATGCAGAAGTAATTCTTAAACATGGTACTTCTCCTACTATATTGGCTAACAATTCATAGTTTTCTCCAATAATACGGTAGATTCCAGGATGGTTTAGTTTCATGACTTTTTGTTTATTTCTTTTTGAAAGTTATTTACTACTCCTGATATTGCAGACATACTTAGGTCTGGATATTTATCTAAGAGTTTACTTATCGCTTCAGATTCTGAGCGAGATTGATTAAGAATACTGATAAATTCAGTTCGTTCGGCTTTAGAGTCAAACCATGCAAAGTATCTTATACGCATTGTTGTTTATAATTTCTTGCTTTTTCTTCAAGTTCTCGAAATTTTGTCTCGTCTTCAGGAGTTAAATTACTTACATCTATAAGATGAATAATTTCAGTGCCTCTTGTTTCCCAAAAGAAGAATATATTTCTTACTTTAGAAATTCCTTCTTTATAGTGATACTTATTCTTGTAACACTGGGGTACTACAGAATTGATACGTTGTACCAATTTCTCTTTCATTCTTAATTCCTTACTAGCCTTGTCTAGAGGTTCAGGAAGTTTTTCTCTGATAAATTTTATTAATCCCATTTCAAATTAATATTTATTGATTAAACTTAATTTAATTTGTAGTAAGAACAGGACTCGAACCTGTATTAAATCCTCCTACCTTGAACTTGGATGGATCTGAGGGGATTGGGTATCAGTTCCTTTCCCTCCGCCCCCGCTCTAACCAATTAAAGTTATCTTACTCCAGCTTTCTACGACATTAGCTTAACCGTGATTACTTACGCTACTAAGCGAGTGTAATCTGTTACATAACTTGTATTGCCAGTTATCTGCTTATTGACCTATTCTATTTCCTCTTTGTCGCTGTCAAAACCATAATGCCCCAGGGTGCCGTTATACGATACGGTCAAACGGCAGCTAACGATTCTTTACTGCAACCGTGCAGGACAATCCGTTACTAGACTGGTTATATGTACACGTACATTTTCAGTTTGTTCTAGTTATTTTATTCAACTGCAAAGGGCGTGGAGCATAGGGGAGTCGAACCCCTGTCCAAACGATGATTTATAGACCTAACAGTCAATTAGTTTATAAGATTAATTAAAGTATAACTCACGTGCAGAATTAAGCCATCCTTCCAGCTTTATTATTTAACACTGTTCACAGCACTCTCTACAGGTAGGCCTTCGTTATGTTATACAATACTCCTGCTATTTTTATAATTAATCTTATTAGTGGGTATATAGCCGACCAAAGCTATATACCCTATGGTCTTGAGAATGGTTAGTTCTCTTTATTACTGATCTTGATGATACTCGAATAATGATATATGACGAAACATATATGATACAAGATACACATTATTCAGTCTGATTTGATATCTCGACTAAAGCAGTTCAGTACTATTACTAATACGGGACAATCTTATTGTCGCGATCTCAGACATATGATCAGTAGTACACAATAATTCCACACTAATGATACAAAGATACGTAGTATGACCTGTTAATTCAGGTCTTTGTGTCGTCCAATATGCTTTCAGCCCGTAGGGTGTATAGATATTCCTCCATAAACACTAAACTTGTTTAGATACAAAGATACTCAAGTTTGGAATCTCTTTTATTTTAGTTTTTAGCTTGATTAACCGTTACGACGGGGAATCAAACTATTCCAGCGATAAGACCAGGAATTGGGGAAGATTTCGTCAAGTTCGTTTTGAGACTTGTCAATATCTTTGTCAATTTCAATGAGGTCCTTGTCAAACTGCTTCTTCAGTGCTGGAGCTTCATCATTCCAGGCCGTAACTGGCTTCTTACCACTCTTCACTTCTTCTGCGAGATTGTGCAAGTCCTTCATATAGGTCTTCATTCTCTGGTTCACGCGGTTACTACGGCGTAACTGCAATGCTGCGGATTTCTCAGTGTATTCACACTTTTGAACCACGTCGATGAGTTCGTTCGTAAGTTTTTCCTTACGGCGCTCGGCAATCTTTTCAGCTGCTTTCTTTACTACGTCATCGGTTACTTTGTTCGCGTTAGAGATAGATTCCTGAATGTCATCACTCTCGTTGTTTACATCAAAGATGTTCAATTTGTTTTCTTCTGCCATTTTGATAAATTTTTAAATGTTTGATACTATAGTTATTAATCACGAAATAATTTCTATGAAATTACATTTTTTAAAATATCTTTCTCTAGCTTCATATACTGCTACAGTGATATTTATAGGATAAACTTCTATCGGCCTATATTTCTGTTTCTCACACCAATACATTGCTGCTTCAGTTGTGAGCTTCCCAAAGTAAGCTACAGCTCTAATTCTTTCTTGAATATTCTCTGTAGCATTTATTTTAACTAAGGGATTGGTTGACCTACCCATTGTGTAAAGATTCTCTACGTTCTTTGTTCAGCCTAATTTTGCGTTGGCGATAACTTTCTCTCTCACCTGCTTTTATAAGCTTACGATTACTGTATGATTCTTTACGCTTGTTAGTATTCTGCGATATTAATATAAGATATCTACTAACACGTTTTTCTTCTGTTTTCAACTCATTTTTGAGTTTATTAGCGGCTTCTTCACATACCACTATATAGTCCTGTCTAGAATTCTTCTCTAGTTTCTCTAGTCTAATAAATTCCTCTAGGACTTTTATTCTTTTAGTCTTACTCATTTTTGATAATTTTAAGATTAAAAAAGAACTATCTTGCTTATTCGTATATCTTATTCGCAAGTAACCCATATCCTTCTTCTGACCTAAGCATTATGCTTGGTTGACCGTTGTATAGTCCATTGTACTCTTGAATAGCAGTTTAGCACTACTAAACTTCCATTAGGGTTTTGGTTATAAATAGTTCTAGGTTGACTGAAATCCACCATACTAACAATTTAAATTAGTAATATATAACAGCGGGCGGATACTCTGGCGGAATATCCTCCTTGGACTGTTCAAGTTGCATTCTGAGTTTACACTCATGAGTACATTCACTACAGTTGATTTTATTATCAAGTGTAGGACATTGATTAAGTACAGATAAAGGCTTAATTATATATAGGGATTTACTTATATAACTATCTAATTCATCTATACAAACTTTTAATAAATTGGCTTCCAGCGCTGGATTTACTTCCATGACTTCTTTCGATTATAAGGCTCCATTTTCTTATGTTTAGGCTTCTTCTTGAAGTCTTTCTGTTGCTTTTCATAATCTCTTTCTGTTCTTGCCATAACTAGTACAGTTTAAGAATAGAATTAAGTTCTCTGAGTATCTCTGGAAGTTTTGATAGACCGTAGTTATGCAATACTACTTTTACTTTAGAAGCTGAATTCTCTGGAGTATTGATAACAATGCGTAATACTCTATTTGTAGCTTGGTTTTCTTTATTAAGAAGATACTTTAACAATTCCTTACGGAATAGTTCTTCATTCATCAATGATGGAGTACCAATTTCATTGAGAATATTGCTACAAAGTTCGCTTACAGCTTTTACAGTAGCTGAAGAAGCTTTGTCAGTATTTGCTACAGGAGCTATTACTACTTTTTGCAGTAAGGCTTCTGATACTTCTTTGTCATCTAACACAGCAGCAGATATATCTTCAATCTTCGTACTTGTGTTGTTGAACACTAATTCAGCCATTTTTCTGATGATTTCATCATAATTCTTCTCAGGAGCTTCTCCATGGAAGGTAATAATAATTGCTTTCATTTTACTTTGATAGTTAATTGGTTATTTTAACTGTTATTGTATATTCATCTAATTCAGCATGAATAGCATCAGTGGGTAATTTACTGATAATAGGTAGTGGTGGATCTACTTTGATATTCATATCTGGATGAGATTTACATAAAGTTCTTGCTTTACTTAAAGGTATACCTAATATCTTAGTACAAGCAAGCAAATTTGCTAAATAATGGTCTGTACCGAATTTTATTTCAGTGAGTTTACGACCTTCTTCTACTTTAATACGAGGCATTATGAACCTCCTTTGTTAATTTCTTCTTCATATTACTTAATGTTTTAAATTGTTAATATTATTGACGACGACCAGGATACTCTGGATTTGTTTTTAAGTTAGTATCAACTTTGTTTTCGTTCTTTCTTAGAATAAATAGTATCTATTCTAATCACATTTGTTAATAATAAGATAACAACACTTTGTTTCTATGACTCTCACTATAGTTTTAACTCATAAGCAGGATTGCTGTCAAACTTTCCTTATTGGAGTACCTGATTTTAACGTCTGCACGATTATAAATACAAATACGAGTATCTCGGATATTACCCGCTATTGCCGTATTCAAGGGAATAATATACGATATGCATTTACTTACGCCCCACAGGTTTGTCATTTTCTGAAGACGTACACTCTATCTTCACAGACTGAGTATACTTTAACTTAAAAAAACAAGATGTTTATTACTTTATTCTCTCTTTACGAAAGTAGTATCTTTAGTATTATCATAAGTATTAGACAACTTATCTAATGAATCTTTATAGTGTTGACTTCTAGCTCCGCTCATTACCTTGTTATAAGTACTTCTGTTCGATTCATATATAGTCACAATGTCACTATTAGACAATGAAGTTCCATGTTGTCTTAGTATATCTATTAAGACAACGTCTGGCATTGTAAGAAATACACTGTCTATGTGCATGTAACGTTTTGTGTCCTCTCGAAACTGAAGAACTTCCTGTATTGTAGGTACAACTTCAGTATAAGCTGTGTCAGCACAAACTTGTTCTACATTATCCTTTTCAGGATTGATGAGATTGTCAACTTTATCATGACAGATAAAAGTTAGTGCACTTGCAACAAGCATTCCTAATAGGATTAATACTGCTGCTAAACTCCAGGCTACTGCTGAGCCTCTTCCTCTTGAAGAGTTTGGTAATTCATTTTCCATTTCTTGATAAATGTTTTAATAGTTAATAAATATGAGAACTTAATCTATACCAAATGTATGTTTCATATATAGTGGTCTAAATGTTTCAGCTGCATATTCTGCTGCATCTCTGTTAATAAATCTTAGATGAGTACCCACAGAACCATAGGCATCGCTAAGACCATCGAAAGAATCCAGATGGAAAAAGCCCGCACGAGAACCATCGCCTTTTTCAATTTTGTTCCAATCAATGTACCACCAACTGTACCATGTTCTGATAGGTTTATTTTGTTCATACTTTGGTATCCATTGTTTATTACCGTTAGCAATAAAGTTAATTGCTTGAGTAATAGTACTTAACTGCATGTACACTAGTACATGTTCTTCTAACTTTCTACGCTTGTCAATAGGTTTAATACCTAATACTTTACAAGCACTTTTGTAGTCTTTTACTTGTTCAAACATTTCTTATGAATTTTACTGTTTTATTTTTGATTACAAACCTTTTACGAAGTGATTCTATATCTTCTTCAGGTACATTAGCTATTTGTCTTAGAAAATCTCTTTTTAAATTGAGTTCTTCTTCTAAGTTCTTAGCTCTACCTAAGTAATAATACTTACCTTTATAGTGTGCTCTAACTTTCTTCATTTTATAGTATCTCCTACAAAATAAGTATTATAATATAGATAATCTCTAACATATACCTCTTTAGTCTTTTTACTAAAAGGGTTCATGAGTTCTAACACATAAGTGTCTGAGTTCCGTACGTACTTATTAGTCACAATATAGTTTTTATATTGTGCTTTAAGTTCTACATAATTATAATAATCATAGTCTGTGCAATATTTACTTATTGATACTGTTGCTATTAATATTATAATTAATGCAATTAAAAATTCACTGATACTTGTGAGTATACTATTTGAATAACTTCTTCTGATTGTCATACTATGCTATTCTGATATATACTCTAGTAGGTTCGTTATCTTCCCATTTTACATTAGGGAAAGCTTCTTTTGGGAGTACTAGACTATTGAATGTATTTAAATTTATCCAGTAAGATTTGCGCTTTTTTGGTTTTTCACAGAACAAAAATAACGCTCCATTTTTTTCTCTTGCTACCCATGCTCGAATTGATTTCTTTGCTCTCATAATTATTGTTTTTAAGTTAATGAATGTACTCAGAGCGGGAATCGAACCCGCATGATTGTAATAATCATCAGAGTTTAAGTCTGAAGCGTCTACCAATTTCGCCATCTGAGCATTGCTGTTAATAAATTATTAATAATCTTATTATTATTGAACTAATTGCTATTCCTCCACTAATAGTACTTATTATAAATAATGTTTTAAGTATATTGTTTACTGTTTTTGAATATGGTGCTTGTATAGTACAAGCTGCTATTATTAATGATAATATACCACAAAGTACAGTAATTAGTGTTGCTATTGTTTCTATCATAATTTATTGATTAAATTGTTAATAAAAAAATAAGGCATTAGTTTTCATAGGTACAAACTGGAAGATTTATTTAACCTATTACTTAACACACTCGCCACGTGAAGGCTGCCTTATGAGTGCAACTAGTATACCTATATTCACATATAAATATACTAGTAATACTACTCTTAGTATTCTACAAATCCATATTAAGCTAACGGAACATAATAAGTTGAGGACTATCCTACTCTTAGGACTAATAAGTATAACGTGATTCAGAAGTTCACTATTGCATTAGTATATGGAAGATTGTTATACTGCATGATTTTAAAGTCTGCACTAATACTACTATAACCGACTCCTTGTACTAATAAAAATTAGTCCGTCTCCTTGTTTATAGATAGATATAAGCCCCACATGCTTGTCAAGGATTCTCACCTTAAAGAGGAGAGTATGATTATCCTTTGAACATACTCTCTGGCTTACTGAAAAATGTTATAGGACAGCCACGTCCCTGGATTTTACTTTGTACACTAGCTTTTTCTTCCTATACGGTACATGTCTTTGATTTCTCTGCACTAATACTTAGGTATAAACCTAACTATAAAAGAATTTCCAGAATACTATTTGCAACTATTATTCCTTCTATTGAGATATAGGTTTATTTATATGTGCTCCTAAGATATAAGCCCCACAAAGTTGATACTGATTCTCACAGTATAGGTGCAGTATTTCTACTGCATTAACTTTATTATATTTATGCCAACATTATAAGGTTTTAGTTTTTTAATAATTTCATTTACTTCTTCTTTTGTAATAACTTTAGGGAACATATTATATTCTCCTATGCAGCTATCTACATAATCTTTGGCTTCTTTAAGCCTAATACTAATAGTGTTAAATTGTTCTTTTAGTATTTTTCACTACTGACTTCTTCAGGTACAAACATGTTCATGTTTACTAAACATTCTTTATCTTCTGAGTTTTCCTTATTTATACAAGGAAAAGGCATTTCGATAAGAATAGATAGTACATTATCAAATTGTTCTGTTGAACATACTTTAGATATTGCATCTAATAGACCAGCTGTAGATAATTTTCTATCTTCAATGAGCTTATCTATTACATAATTCTGAATACAACTTATTTTCTTCATAATTTAATATTATTTCTTTTTTAATACTGTAATATTTTCAGCATAGTCTATTAATATACAAAATGCAAAAATTGGCCAGATAATTATAATAAATATACATATTAATATATCTTTTAAGGTTATCTCTATATATTTATTATAAAGATAGATTAAACATGCAATATCAAATAGTATACCTAAAAGAATATAAATACAAACTATTTTTGTTTCCATATAATTGATTTATTTGTTAGTTAATGCAATAAAAATAATAGAGTAAGCGCATTAATGTGCTGATGTTGCGTTATGCGGCTACAAGCTATGCTAAGAGCTGTCTGATATAAGACCTCATTTTCTCTTACTCTATTAACACTTAGAATATTACATCTGACCGTAATATATTACATTTGCCTGTGAAGCGCAAATAACTAAGAGAGATACTTATTGTTCAGTTAGTATCAGACTGTCAAGAACCTCATTAAGCCTATCGAGGTATAGCTTATTCCCATCTATACTTGCTTTGGTTAGTTACTACTAAAGGGTGCACTCACAGCGAACCTAACTGTGCCCTTACCACGTGGTTTTACTATCCTATCTATTTGTGCATAATAAATATGATAGCTTCTTTGACTCTGCATTCTGTCGGGCTTGTCACCGGCACTCGGCTGCATTAAGAAAAGAAGTATAATAATATAGTCCTTAGCGCTACCTAAGTCTTTATAAGGGCATACCTAACTTATATTATTATACTTTAACGTGGTTAAGCTATGTTTCACAACATATGAAGATAATTTGCATTTCATAGAATAATTACTTTGCGAATGAATTTTTGCATTTTACACCTAAAACTTTATAAGTCGCAACTCACATTCTAGTTGGAATAGTTTGCTTACATTTTATAATAAAGAAACTGGTGCCCTCAATGTCTTGGGATTGTTACACAACTCCGTAGCTTACGCTACTCCGAAGTTATTGAGTTTTTTAAATTGACAGACTATTCTTATTCCCGGTCTGTCAGCGGTAACACGTTGTCGGTCTCTGTGTTAATAAGGTAATGGTTGTCCTCCTTGAGGAGCTTGCGTGAAGGTTGGTTGTTGACCTTGTGCTGTAGGAGCTGGAGCTGGTTGTACTACTTGACCTCCAATTATTTCAGGAGCTGGAGTAGTTGGTACAAACTGAGGGGCTTTATCTTCTTCAGCTGGTACACAATAAGCACCAAATGCTCTTTGCCCTACTTCTTCAGGAGAACCTCCACGTATCCATTGTTTTTCTCCGAATTCGTCAATATAATATTGACAGAATATTCGTAGTGTAGTGTAAAGAATAGGTTTTCCACCTTTCGATACAAGCGAACCAGCTTTGATTGCTTCTCTTGCTGGTCGATTTGCTGTTGCAGGTTGAGCTGGATGGTCTGACAGATGTTGTTTGTAGAACTTCTGCGGTGGACACCAGTCAATCCAACATCCTGTTACATATTGTAATTCTTCAGGAATTGGTTGGTCTGCTTGTGCCGTTCCTCCATGTTGAATTGATAACAATGGAGTAAGTATGTTCACAATGGGTTGAATGAAACAAGTAAATGTTTGCATGTCTTCCCATGGACATAAGGTATTTTGAAGTTTGGCTACTAAATACTTAGTGCCTGCATTCTGCTTACCTTGTTCAACTGTTTTGATTAACGGTTCGATTAATTTATAACGTGCCATGACATGATGCACTTTACCTATACAGTGCTTAGGTTTTTGGTGATTTGTAAATTATAGCTATATATTACTTGATGAGGTAATACATTGAAAATGGGAGAAGTGGAAGAATGTGGGTGAGTGGTATATCATCACCCATTCACTCAAACAATGGCAAACACTATGAATTCCTTCTCGCTTCCCCCAATGGCTGGCAGCTGTGCCTGATTTGCTTCCTGTGCGCAGCCTTTGTGGCAATACTGAGTACTGTGTACTATGTAGTTGCATGCATTCACAATCCGTAGCGTTTAAATAGTTCTACTTTCCTACGTAATTCCACATTAGCACATGTGAACATTGCGTAGCTTTCTGTAACAGTCTCACTGTCATAATCATCAGGATGTGAGATTACTTTGAATGACTCTTTAAGAGTAATCCAATCGTGTGCAAATACCTTCCTATAAGGATAGAAAGACAACATAATAAGCCAATAGCCAATATACAATTTGATTTTGTTAAGCATATTTATAAAGTTTTAAGTTGATAATCAAAGCAAATAAGGGCTATTACAGCCCTTATATTAATCCCAATTGAACCATGCATCAGCATAGTCTTCATCTGTATCAGATGGAGTAAATAAACAATCAGACATAATAAGTAAGATTTAGTTAATAATGCAATGATTGGCAGTAGTAGCTGATTTGCTTTCTGTTGCATTTTCATAAGTAAACTCATCAAACCCTACCGGGGACTTCCCGATTTCTAACAGCGGTGGGGGATTTGTTTGTTGGTAGTCCACACACGGACATCTTCTATTAATTTTTTTTCTAAAAAAATTATAATTTTTGTTAAAATTATGTAATTATTCTTAATACTTACGTTATTAGTGATATGAATATAGAATACGAAATAATAGGCAATACCATCCCATTTGATAAATCTGCGGGAATGTATAGTAGATCTACGCATATAGGTAATGCAGATGACGGATGGTCTGAGATAGTAAAGATAGACGATAAGTATTATATGGTTCAGCAAGGATTACAAGAACACGAAGGGCATATATACATGAGTCAAGTAAAAATAATATCCATAGAAATTTTAGATTAATATGAAACTAATAGAATCTAGTGTACAGATAATTGAGGAAAAAGATCCTTATAAGATGATAGAGTTAGCAGGGAGGACGTGCTATAGGAGTGAGAATAATATAACAAAAGATAGTGCTAAAGAGTTTGTAGATCGTATGATTAAGCTTGGTCATGGAGCTATGTTAGAGCATGGTACTATTTACTTAAGAATACGTGAGACAGTTAACGGTAATATTCCACCAGCTATGCTATATTGGAGACATTTGACCAATAGTACCTACTCTAAAGTAATCTATAAAATAGAAGCTGACCATCCTTACGAAGGCAATTACGGAGTATTATACATAACTACTAACTTAAGAGTGCTAGTAGAAAATAATAGATTAGACGATTTGCAGTATCAAGTAGAACCTACAGAGTATCATGAAAAACGTATTACAGCCAGGTTTATATGTGATAGAGGAATAAGCCATGAGTTTGTTAGACATAGAGTATTTAGCTTTGCACAAGAATCTCAGAGATATTGTAACTACAATAAGGATAAATTTAATAATGAGCTTACTTTTATTAAACCTACTTGGTTAAATATACCTACTGGAGATTATACTTACTGGGATGGAGATTGGTGTGATATTGATAATATGAAGATTCAATTGCCTTCAGATAATGGTATAGCGGACAACTTTTTATGGTGCTTGAACAATGCAGGAATGCAATACAGACTACTAATAAATAAAGGATTAAAACCACAAGAAGCAAGGGCAATACTCCCTAATGCAACTAAGACAGAGTTAGTAATGACAGGTTTTGAAAGTGACTGGGAACATTTCTTTGAATTACGTTGTAGTGGTGCAGCTCATCCAGATGCTAGAAAGTTAGCTGATGAGTTAAAATCGTTAATGAATGTTAAAAACATTGAACTTAATAGCGTTAAATAATCATAAATAATGTTAATAAACGTTAAAGAAAAGGTAACATAAATAGCATATTAGACGTTTATAGGGGAGTAAGAGGGGTTAATCTACTAATATAGACTAATAAGTTCTATATCATAAGTAAGCCATATATAACTACTCCTACTCTAGATAACTAATTATACTACTTTACTTAAGATAATACATATGAATAAAGAAATTAAAGTTGATAAAGCCTACTCTGGAAAGATAATATATCACGGTAATAAACCTTATCAATTAGTACCTGAATTGCATAAAGGTATGTGTGAAGGTTGTAGTCTATATGATAGAAGCTGTCCTTCTAGAATTACTGGTTACTGTACTCAAGGTTATATACTAAAGAAAGTAATATTATGACATACCAAGAAGAAGGCTTATATCCTATATTCTTAGGTAAGAATGAATTTGCTTTAGTAACAGGTTATATGCTGAATAAAATAAATAAATACACATTAGAACACATAAATAGAAGTACAGAACTAAATCATTTTAAATACTATGAAAGAAGGAAAGAAAAATGATTTTCAAGATGGTAAGTTAAGATGGGATTTACTACCATTAGAAGAAATTGAAGACATAGTAAAGCTTTATACAGCTGGTTCTATTAAGTATGGTGATAACAACTGGCAGGGCTTAGAAAATGGTTATCAGCGTTATAAAGCGGCTATGTTAAGACACTTACTTGAGTATGAGAAGGGAAATAAGATTGATGAAGAAACTAAAGTAAATCATTTGGCTGCTGTAGCTTGGAATGCAATAGCTATGCTTTACTTAGATAAGCATGGAAAGGGAAAAGTAAATGACAATAAATGATCCAGAATTGGCAAGAATAATAAAGAATAAACTGCCTATAGATATAAATGGTAAACAGTTTATAGTAGAATCATCCAAAGGAGGTAAATGTGATGGTTGCTACTTTCAAAGTCAATTAACTTGCCCAGTTAAAGCAGTTACTTACTGTACTTCTAATGGCGGTAATATACTTAAAATAAAGCAATAAAATAAGAACCTATGACTATACTTTACGTTATAGTATTAAACTAAGTTAAAGAATATGAACGAAGATAAAGTATTAGAAACAGTTTTAGAGAAACTTAATTATACCTTCTTAAAGGATGCGTTGGTGAAGCCTTTAGATCCTATTATGGTTACTAAGGAAATTACAGAGCAAATTCCTACAGGAGAGAAGGATGAAGAAGGATATAACAAGTACGAAACAAAGACAGAAACAAAGGAAGTAGAATCTGAATGGGCTACTGGTATTGTTTTAGCTTTACCTTCCTCATACAAAGAGGAAGAGTTGACTATCGGAGATAAAGTAGTATATAATAAGAAATTTGCTAAAGACTTCGATTTGTTCAAGAATAGTCAATTAGTCAAAACCTATGACGTAATAGCAATTTGTAGATAATAAATATTTATACATATCATTGTGAATAAACCCTGGCTTCGGCTGGGGTTTTTCTTTATATATACTTTAAATGTTAACAAATGTTAAAAAGTATTAACAATTTTTTAACATAACCGTTTTAGTGATATGGAAGAAAAACAATGGTTATTAGCAATATTAATAGGTGTATTTGTATTGTGGGCCTGTAAAAAGTTAGAAAGATGAAAAATTTAAAAGTAGTAAAAGAAGACGGATTCTTTAAGAAAGGGGATATTCTTACATACGATGAAGAACTTGATGCATATACTCTTGATATTACAAGTGGTGATAAGTTCAGATCGGCTATGTTAGATCCTATAACAGCAGACGAATTAGTTGAAAAAGAAATTATGGTCAAGGTATCTTCTTCTAAAGAAATCGAAGAAACTATTAACTTCTTAAATGAGAAGATTGAAGAGTATAAACAGAATCTTAAGGACACACAAGATAAGTTTGAAAAAGGAGAAATGCAACCTTGTGTTAAGGTAGAGGCTGAGACTGTACTTTATAATTTGATTAAATTCGCAGATAACGTTAAAGCTAGATTAGAAAATGAATAAATTGGTTAAGGGAGTCTCTAAAACCGATTTATACAATGAATTTCTAAGAAGCCTTAATGGTATACTTAAGCTTACTGATAGGGAGTTAGAATTATTATCTACATTTATACAAATAGATATAAATACTCCGAAGCTCCCTAATATCAGTAAGAATGTAATTAGTACTGAAAATAGGAAGTATATTAGAAAAACGTTAGGTATTACTCCAGATAACTTGAGTAGATACATTACTAAATTTAAAAATTCTGGTATACTTGTGAAAGGTAAAATTGAAGATGAAGTAGTAGTCAATAAGGCTTTAATACCAGAAGTAATCGGTGATAGAGTACAGATAACTATAATTTTAAGATTGAATAAAGATGAAAATACAATCAACAATGCTTGAGCCTGGATCTATTATAGTTTGGAAGGATTATAGCTTACTTAAGAAAATTTGGTATAATTTCTTAAAAAGAGACCTACCTTATAATAAATTTACTCTTATTACCCAGAAGACAGAGCTTTTAAGTGTTAATGGTAACTTTGATAGTAATACTGCTATATATGAGCCTATACGTAAGTATAGTAAACTAGAATCAAATAAATTAGCTGTTATAACAGGTAGTTTAAGATATTCTAATAATTGGTTAGATATAGCTGATATTATTAATGTAATTAGACCAAATACTATAAGTGGCTCTATTACTTTAGACGAATGTAAGTATTATAGGAAAATAAGCTTTAATGAAAAATCAACCAAGTATATATACTAAGTTAAGCAATAAGTATAATTTACCTTACCATGTTATAGAAGTTATATGTAACAGCCCATTTAGATTTGCTAATGAAGCTATAACAAATATGGAAGACAAAGCTATCAGATTCACATATTTAGGTAAAATTAAGTTAAAGAAACAGTATGAAAAGAAAGATTAATAAATATGATCCTGTAATTTATCCTAGATTACTTTGGGTTACTAACCGTATTGAAGATCTGGATGAGGCATTTATATTCTGTGATATAACTGATTTCAATAAAGAAAACCCTACTACTTATAGTAACTTAATAGAAGAATATGAATCTGGTACTATCAATGCTGTAACAATACCTGTAATACATAAAAATACTGGAAAAGCTGGTGTATTAGTAGTTATACTTGGGTTAGATGATAAAGAATTATCAAATACTATACCACATGAAGCAACACATGTTACAGATTATATATTCGATAGCCTTGGGTTATCAGCAGATGTTTTCAGTAGAAATGAGTGCTATGCTTATTTACTTGGCTGGGCAGCAAGTTGCATTAGTAGCAGCGTAATTAAATTTAATAAACAATGACAAAGGAAGAAAGTATAGCAATGTGGAATATAGAAAAAAGTAATACTGACAGTTCTATATTACCAAAGAAAATGAAGAAGCTATTTAATAAAGTAGAAGAATTGATACTATCTGGAGAACTTATGTATGATCAGTTTAGTGGAGATATGTTAGATGCAGTAACAGATATGATTATAGATAATACTAACAAAGGAGCTACACTTGATAGAGCAGATCAGATAGACTACTTATGTGATAAATTATATGAAAAATATACGCAGCAATATAACAACTCAGAGTCTAGAAAAGGAGATAGCGTAGTTTTAGAAGATACTACAAAAGTACAAGACTAATCCTGATTATGTAAATCCTAATATACCAAAGTAGTTGGCTGAAAGTATATTATATAGACTGAGTAAAGAATACTATTTAGGTTATAGAATTGATTAAAAATTAGACATTATGAATAAATATATTATTTCTAAAGGAAATACTCTAGTAAAACTAGATACTGATAAATTAGACGTAGATCATATAGGTCATAGCTATGATATAGATCGTATATGGTTTATTGAAGAAGACGGCATTATTGTAAGAGAAGGTGAAGAATATGAAGTAAAAAAAGGTGATGTTGTTTTACTCATGTATCATATTGGAAGCGGAGGAAAAGGAGAAATCATTATTATTAATAATAATGATTTGAGCAATTATTACGAACGTAAGAAGGAGTTTCTTGAAAAAGAGAGAAACAGAAATAGTGGGGAAAAAATATGTGATAGTTGTGAACCAGTTTGTGAATGCTCGAATAATTACTAAAATATGGATAAATTATTAATAGATAAATACGGAGAGTGTCAGTTATATAATACTGACACAAACTCCTTAGGAGAAGTACCTAGCGGTATAGAAACTAGAGCCGCTTACTTTGCTACTGCACCTGGTCAAGCTATTACTAGTACTGAAGTAGTAGACTACTACGAAGGTGATCTAGTATTAGTCGTAGTTTACTATGGTAAGAATACTAGAACTAAGATTATTGTAGTAAGTGATGCAGTTGCTAAGGATGATATTCAAAGATGGTTTGAGGAAATAAAACAGATAGATAATGAGTAAAACGTTCTATAACCATCGCACTTGGCTTAACCCTGAAGATTCACGTTCAACTGGTAGTATAGTATGTTTTGATGGTGAAACTGAATTTGCAGAAGGATTGGATAGAGATTCATTTATAGAAATAGCAGATTGCCACGGAAAAGTACGACTTCATAAGTCAAGTGATGATAGTGTGACTGAGTTTATACAGAAACTATCTGTAATGTGCAATGAAATAGACTGTTTTATTAAACATCTTAAAACTAAATTAATAGATAATGAGACTGTTTGATATTCAGGGTGGCAAGATTATTATACATCCAGATGCTTTAGGTATTCCATGCTTTAAAAGAGTATGGGATACTGATAAGCCAGATAAAGAACATGCTACAAAAGTAATCAGTTATATTGTACTTATGAATAAATGGAATAGCCCTTATGTTCAAAGTATGGAAGCTGATACTAGGGAATCCAAATTGAAAAAGGAAATATTTGGTGATGAAAACTACCAACTTACTGCTGAAGAAACTAGCTGTGAGAACGACTATAAGGCATTCTGCTATACTCGTACGTTAGAGATGCTTGATAATATGAGGCTTAAGTTAGACAGTATTAGTAAGTATTATAAGGAATCCCTTGACGATACTTTAGATGAAAAGAAAATTAAAGACTTATTAGCTGGTATGACATCAGTAGGCAATGTGCTTAAAAGCATTGATACTTTAGAGAATATGGTTAAGTCTGAAGAAGTAGCTATGGGTAAAGTTAAAGGTGATGCTAAGGTTAATCCTTATGAGTTGGTAAGATAATACATTAATTTATAACCTAAATTAAACAATACGTTTTAACAGTAAATTGAATAAATTATGAGAACAAAATTGATTATTACTCTTGATCTTACTAAAGACGCAGTAGATTTCTGGGAACAGATTAAAGAAGTAGATACTGTATTATGTAAAGTAGTAGCTAAGAAACCTTGGTATAAAAGACTATTTAGTTGGTTCTAAATACATTTGCCATACGTAGAGGCAATTAAAATATATCTACGTGCACTGGGGAGTTGCATAACGGTAGTGCTGGAGATTCTAAACCTCTGTATGAGTGGGTTCGATTCCTACCTCCCCAACCAATATTCATATAAACTTGCAGATATGACATATAGAAATATAGACCCAAAATTAGCCGGTATATACATTATCAAAAATAACTTAAATGGCAAATGTTACATTGGCCAAAGTGTTAAAATTAGATCAAGAATAAAAGACCATATGAGAAATGCTAAAAATGGTAAATTAGACTTACCTATTTATAGAGCAATAAACAAATACGGTTTTCATAACTTCACAATAGATATATTAGAATCATTTATTCCAGATGCAGATATGACTAATACAGATCTAATTAAACAATTAGATCAATTAGAAATAAAATACATAGAAGAATACAATGCCTATACAGATGGATATAACTGCACTAAAGGTGGTGATTTTGGAGTTTTAGGTCTTAAAATGACAGAAGAACAGAAGAGGAAAGTTTCTGAAAATTCTAAAAAACTTGTTGCATCAGGAGTTTTTGGTAAACGAGTTTATCTATACAATTTTGTAGAAAAGTATTACATATATGCATGGACAATAAAAGATGCGGCTTCTATTACCAAATTAAGTCGTTCTAATATTGGTAGGTTATGTAACAATACCTATATTCATCCTTTCTGTAATAATTTTATTGCAGCTTCTACTAAAGAAGAACTAGAAGACAAAAAGTCTAAAATTCCTGAATGGTTAGAAGAATATGAAAAGAACAAAGCTACTCTAGTTGAAAGACATAGAAATGGTAAAGTTTATTTCGGAAATTCTAATTGGATTAAAGGAATGGTAAGCCCCAATAAAGGTAAAAAAATGTCAGAAGAACAGAAGGAAAAATTAAGAATATCATCTACTAAGTATCTAGTTTATCAGTACACACTGGATAATATATTAGTTGCCACTCACATGGGAATGTACAATGCTGCAAAATCTGTGAATACTAATTATAAATCAATACAAAGAGCTTGTAATGGTAGAGCTAAAACATGTAAAGGCTATATTTGGAAGAAAGAATTAATGCAGTCTGACTGCAAGCAGACTGCTTAAAAATACTAGTCCTTATAAGTAGTTTATCGGAAAAACTGTAATGTAGTATATTCAAACTGCACATTAAATACTAAAGGATTTGGGCGCAGAAGTGCGATCCGTACTGATAAACTACTTAAAAAATATTGAAGCTTTTGAGGAGCAACGTAACTTCCTAAGTCACTTACTATCTGATCAATAGTAAACACAGCTAATGAAGGACTGGATCGTAAGCCAGCGTGTTAAACAGGTGTCACGTATAAACCTGTGTACTGCGGATTGGAGAAAAGGCATCTCGTATGACTCATAATCATAAGTTCCCGTTCGAGTCGTGGGTCCGCAACATCATATTTTTAATATTTAAAAATCAATAAGTTGGGAAGGGGTTCGTTGTGAAACGCGCCCCTTTTAAATATAAAGCGTACTAATATGGATAAACTTAGAGGTAAGAATGTAACTTTTTTTATGCAGGACGAACTTGATGAGTATTCAATTAATCTGGAAATGTGGAATATGGCGTTGGGAGAATTAGAGAAACAAAACAGGAAAACTATAAAAGAAGCTTTAAATAATCTCATCAAATAGTAAGAACAAGAATGGTAGACTTCAATAAGAAGATTAAGTCATCCAATAAATTTAGAGGCCCTGCTTTATAGTTTATAAAGACAGGACAATACTGTACGTATCCAGAAGGAACTACAGAATTTTATAAATTCTGGGATGAAGAAAGAGATAGGTGTATTAATGGTTATACTGCTGATGATGGAGACTTTATCAGTGGATATAACTATTTTTATTTAAACTATTGTCCTATATCTAGAATAGTTAACCATATTACTACTGATAAGTTAGGTAATACAGTGGTAAAACGTGTAAATGAAGTTAGCTTTCCTGATTTCTGGGATTATGACTATTACTACTTTAATGCAGTTCAAGAAGCAGAAGAAGTAGGTAAACATCTGTGCTTATTAAAGTCACGTAGAAAGGGATTCTCTTATAAAGGGGGAGCTATGGCTTGCCGAAACTATTACTTAATTCCTAATAGTAAAACATTTATATATGCATCAAATAAGTAGTATTTGACTGATGATGGTATTCTTACTAAAGCATGGGATTATATGGACTTTATAGATAAAAATACAGCTTGGGGTAAGAAGAGATCTGTTAATACTTAGATGCGTAGACGTGCTGGTTTCTACACTAAAGATGATTACGGTAATGTAATAGAAATGGGTTATAAATCAGAGATTATTGGTGTTACTCTAAAGGATAATCCTGATGTAGTTCGTGGTAAGAAAGCTAATCTTATTTTGTTTGAAGAGGGGGGTTCTTTCTCAGAATTAGGCGCAGCATGGCAAATTGCAAGACCATCAGTAGAAGTAGATGGTATAGCATTTGGCACTATGATTGTATGGGGAACAGGTGGTGACGAAGGTAGTGCATTTGAAACTATGAAGGATATGTTCTATAATCCAGATGGTTATAACTGTCTAGGATTTGATAACATATGGGATGAAACAGCTACTACTAATAAGTGCGGATTCTTTGTACCTCAATATACTAACCTTGATATACGTGATAAAGAAGGTAAACGTATGTACATGGATGAGGATGGTAATACGTTTAGAAAAAAGTCTTTAGAACATATATTAGCCGAAAGATAGATAGTAATATCTAATGCTACTAGTAATGCAGCAGTAGACCGATATGTAGCAGAGAGACCTATTACTCCTGCTGAGGCTATGCTAGAATTTAATGGTAATATATTTCCTAAAAAAGAATTATAGGAATAGCTATCTTTACTTAGAACTAATAAGAAACTATAGAATCATAAATAGGTAGGAGATCTAGTATAGCAACCTGATGGTACCATTAAATGGGTAATTAAGAAGACTGGAGACATAACTCACTATCCTTTAAGAACTAAAAGAGATGAAACTACAGGAGCTCTAATAGGAGATGATCCAACTGGATCTATAGTGATATGGGAGCATCCTAATAAAGATGCTAGTCCTGGACTTTATATAGCTGGTATTGACTCATATGACTATGATGAATCAAGTACTACATCTCTAGGTTCCTGCTTTATATATAAGCGTGTTCAATCTATAGAACAATATTCAGATATTATAGTAGCTGAATATACAGGTAGACCTAAATCAGCAGAAGAATTCTATGAAAATGTAAGAAAATTATTATTATATTACAATGCTAGAGCAATGTATGAAAATCAGAATAAAGGAATATTTGTTTACTTTACCAATAAGCATTGTGATTACTTATTAGCTGATTAGCCTGACATTATTAATGATATTGTTAGCAACTCTAAAGTAAATAGAAAAAAGGGTTGCCATATGAATAAGTAGATTAAGCAATGGGGTTGGGGTCTTATAAAAGATTGGCTTAATGACATTAATGCTGATGGTAAAAAAAATCTATACAATATAATGTCAGAACCGCTATTAGAAGAGCTTATAGCTGCTAATGATGTAGTCAACGTGGATAGAGTAATGGCGTTGACACAGGTAATGATATATAGAGAATAGCTCTATAATGTTAAAGTAAAAGAAGTAAAAAAAGAGAATAGAAATAGGGTACTATTTGATGGCCCTATATTCACTCAACAGTGGTTTCGTGACGACGAAGCAGCTGATAATATAGAAGCATATATGTTTTAATTATGAGAAATATTAATCAATTTCCCTTATAGAGACTACCTATGTCTAAGAAGACTCAAGACTGGAAAGAAGCTTGTGTAGACTACATAGCGGGACATAGTCAGGGTAGTTCTAGAGATGGTAATAATAGAAGCCGCAAAGAGGAAATGTAGACTTACTATGATCTTTATAATAGTATATACAGCGAGAAAGATCTTAAGTACGTTACTAATCCGTTCAAACAATAGGATGGATTTCCAGCTATGGCTCAGGACTACAATATAATAAAACCAAAAATTGATTTACTTTTAGGAGAAGAAACTAAAAGACCGTTTAACTTCAGAGTAGTACATACTAGTGATATAGCTACTAGCGAAATACAGGATAAAGCTAAACAAATGATTGTTGATTATATTCAAGCAACAATCATGAGTAAACTAGGACCTGAAGAACAAGCTAGGTATCAAGAAGCACTGCAATCTGGAGAAATAATGACTCCTGAGTAGATACAAAAGTACATAAGTAAAGACTATAAAGATATTGCTGAAATAACTGCATATCATAGTCTTAATTACTTAAAGAATAAATTAAATATTACTCATGAGTTCTTTAAAGGGTGGAAAGATGCTTTAATAGGTGGAGAAGAAATATACTATGTTGGTATAGTAAATGGAGAACCATGTTTGCAGCGTATCAATCCAATATACTTTGATTATGATTCAGATACTTCTGACTTAGAGTTTATACATGAGGCTCAATGGTGCTGTTATGAGATGATTATGTCTCTCACTGAAGTATATGATAGGTTATATGATAAAATGTCAGAAAAACAACTAAATGAGTTGCTAGACATGATGGATGATCGCTCTAAAGGTGGTGTAACTCCAGAAGTAAGAAAAACATCTTTAGACTATCCTCATATTAAAACTCACAGCATAAATGGCTTCAGTTCCAATCCTTTTGAAGAAGCTGATAATATACATGTATGGCATTGTTGTTGGAAGTCTTTAAAGAAGATAGGTTTTGTTAATATAATCAATCCTGAAACAGGTATGCCAGAAGAATACCAAGTAGATGAAACCTACAAAGAAACGGGCAATGAACTTGATGTTGAATGGAAATGGATTATAGAAGTATGGGAAGGATATAGAATAGGACAGGACTTATATGTTGGTATATAGCCTATTGAGTATCAGCATATATCTGCTGATAATCCGAATGCTCAAAGATTACCTTATACTGGAGTAATATATAATAATACTAATAGTAGACCGCGTAGCCTTGTTAGTATGATGAAGCCGCTTCAATACATGTATATAGTACTATGGTATCGCCTTGAGTTAGCTATGGCTAGAGATAAAGGTAAAGTGGTTACTATGGATATTACTTAGATACCTAAGTCTATGAATATAGATGTAGCTAAGTGGATGCATTATTTATCAGCTCTTGGAGTTAACTTTGTAAATCCTTATGAGGAAGGTTGGGATATTCCTGGTAGAGAAGGAGGTAAACCTAGTTAGTTTAACTAGATATCTGCTCTTGATCTTACTATGGCTAATACTATAGACTAGTACATTAATCTAATGGATAAGATAGAATCTATGTTATCTGAAATATCTGGAGTAAGTAAACAAAGAGAAGGTTCTATTTCATCTAATGAATTAGTAGGTAATGTAGAAAGATCTGTAGTATAGTCTGCTCATATTACTGAACCTTGGTTTTGGGTTCATAATTAGGTAAAAAAAGAGTGTTTAACTATGCTATTAGATACAGCTAAACATGCTTGGAAAGACAATAAGACCAGTATACAGTATGTATTAGATGACGCTACTAGAGCATTTTTAACTTTATCGGATGATTTCTTCTATGAAGACATGGATATATTTGTAGAAGATACTACTAAGAACCAACAACAAATAGAAGCTCTTAAGAACTTAATGCAACCTGCTATGCAAAATGGAGCTAGTTTACTTGATATAGCCGAGATTATTACTATGGATAATGTCACTATGATTAGAAGTAAATTAGAAGAAATAGAGCAAAAGAGAATGGAACAGCAACAAGCTATGGAACAAGCTCAAGCAGAACGTGAACAGCAAATGGCTCAAATTCAGAATGAAATTAAAGAAGAAGAGCTTATGCTTAAGGAAGCTGAAATGGATCTTAAGAAATATGAGATTGATTCTAATAATGCTACTAAGATAACTGTTGCTCAATTAAATGCTTATAGAGGTGCTGAGAATATGGATCAAGATGGATCGGGAGTACCTGATGTAATTGAAATAGGTAAGCAAGCTATTGAACAACAAAAGGTAAATTCTGATATTGCTTCTAAACAATTTGAGTTCAATAATAAGAAGCGTGAAATGGAAATGAAACGTGAAATTGAGAATAAGAAGATTGAACTTGAAAAGCAGAAAATGAAGCAAGAAATGGAATTACAGAAGTAGAAAGATAAAGAAGCTTACAAGAGAGAGCAATTGAAGGCAAAGACAGCTAGAGCAAACAAAGTAGTAGGAGAGAGGTAATATGAAGATAATTAAGAATAAATTCATACCGTTTAAAGGTTATAAATTAATGAATTTCTTTGGTATTATATTTCAGAGAAATGATGCTATTGTAACAGCGGATGAATACAACCATGAAAAGATACATCTAAAACAGATGTAGGAAATGCTTTGGATTCCTTTTTACCTATGGTATGGTATAGAATACCTATGTATAATGTTGTCCTGTAAATGGAATAAACAAAGCGATAAATATCATGACGTTAGCTTTGAAGAGGAAGCTCACAACAATGATAAAAACTTAAACTATTGTAAAGAGCGCAAGCACTATTCATGGTTTAAATATGTAAAAATAGGCAGTTATAAAAATAAAAAATAAGGAGGAATAAATTATGGCATGTGGAAAAGGCGGAAAGAAATCCGGTGGTAAAAAAGGTAAAGGCGGTAAATGATAAGTAATCATGGATAAGCAAGCATTTAAATAGAGAATGCAAAACCTAAAGTCTTACCGGGAGAATAACCCCGGTAAAGGCTATTGGGATTGGAGAAATAGCTTACCAGATAATCTTAAATATACAGATGATACTGAATATGATATGGTAGGTGCCTATAACTCTGGAGCATAGCCTACATTAGAGGATGATGGCTCATATCATTTACCTACCAGAGTTCCTAGTACTGGCAAGATATTAAAATCTTCAATACATCCCACTTATTGGAAAGGTTTAGCAGAGGATGAGAAATTGGGCTATCACACTTACTGGTTACCTGATGGAAGTACTTATACTGCTTCTAAGTATGATGCTCCTATATAGGCTTTTGCGGATGGTGGAGAAGTAGATGAATTTCAACGTAAGACCAGAAGAGATATAATGCAATAGTCTTTAGTAGATGGAAGACCTAACTACAATAAGATGTTCTAGAATCAGAATGAATATCAAAAAGACTTTGCAAACTATTGGTATACTGAGAGAGCTAAGAATCCGAAATATTCAGATTAGATAGGAGGGGATAAACTAGGTAGTGTATTATCTAATGTAAACAAAGCTACATGGAAAACTCCTACTGAAGCTATGAGAGATAATATGGTAGGATAGGGTTATAATCCTACAGATGCTCAGATTAATCAATAGCTTAATATACTTAAGGAAAAAGGTACTAAGGGTTTTGCTAATCCAAAGGCTCACAGTTATACTTCATTAAGGCCTGCTAATACTTGGCATGAAGGTATTGGTCATATGGTAGGAGACAATACTCCAGCTATACTTAATGCTACCCCTAATGTACACATTAATAATCCTGATAGTTCATATGAAGATTATGTTAATTAGGCTAATGAGAAACATGCATAGACTTGGGACTTTAGAGGCAATAATTCAAATCTGAAAGATGATTAGGGTAATTACTATATAGATCCTAATAGGCAACTTAGCTCTGATGATATATAGGAAATGATAGATAAAGGAGCTGTAATTCCTGATCAATGGAAAGATATTACTACTTAGGATATATCAGATCTAACCAATACTTTCGCTTATAATTATGCAGAAGGAGGTGAAGTAGGTAATCCGGATGATGACTTTACTAAAGCTATTAATACTAAATTAGGTAGAACTCCTGACGGTAGACCAAAAGAACAAGGGCTTAAACCTGTTATAGATCTAAAAGATGCTGCCAATATAACTCCTATAGGAGATGCATTATCTGCTAGAGATGTGTATAATGCTGTTACAGAAAAAGATTGGACTGGAGCTGGTTTAGCTGCATTAGGGATATTACCATTTATACCGAGTGGATTATAGAAAGCCAAGAAAGCAATTAAGCAAATTCCTACTGTAAATAAGAATACTTAGTCATTACTTGATGCTAAATTCTCTCAATTAGAAAAACTAGATTAGGCTAAGTCTAATTATGCTAATGAATAGTATCGTATTATTGAGAGGGTGATGGAAGATCCTAGTTATACTAATAGAGCTAATGAGGTAAGAAAGCAATTTGGAGATGATTATTCTATTCCATATGCAGATATGTTTATAGCGTATAATATGGATCCAAGTTTGTTACCTAATGTTTAGTTAATGGATGATTTAACTAAAGCAGGAACTATGGGGAGAACTGCTGATGGAAAATTTATTTACAGAAGAACTCCTGATAATGATTATATACCAAATACTGCTGAACATGAATTAAGTCATTTTACAGATTTATTGAAATCAGGGAGAACAGATGCTCATGCTGGTAACAATATGTTTTATCAAATGTCAAAAGATTTGACAAAAAGAGTAGGAGACGGCCATGATAATTACTTCTTATTACCTACTGAACAGAAAGCTCATATGAATCAACTTAGAGAATGGATGTTCAAGAATGGTTATATTAATAAAAGAGATCAGAAGATTACTACAGAGTACATGTCTAAAATTCTAAAGAAATTATAGAACATAGAAGGAACAAAAGGTTTAAGAAGAGCGGCTCAGTAGTTTAAAAGTAATAGAACTTTTACAAAATGGTTTAATTCTATACCGTTAATTGGAGTTGGAGCAATTGGAGTAAATAAATATTTTGCAGATGAAAATAAACAAAAAGAATAAATATGCAGAAAGAATAAAAAATAAGATTTTGGATCTTATTAATTCAATAGAAAGTTCTAATAAAGAACTAAAATTCTATGAAGAATATAAGACTGCGTATGGTGATATTTATCCCAACACATAGGAATGGCCTACAGATAAACAATATAGAATATTAAAAAAGTTTAGCAATAATTAGTATTTTACGGATAAAGAGAAGAACTTTATTATAAACTATTTAATAGATTGTTTGGTAGAAAATCAGCCATTTGATTGTTCTAGTCTAGGACCTAATAAATACTTAAATGAATGATCTAATAGACTATACAGGCATTATGCCGGTTTATCCCATACCTTCATATAAGTATGGTGGTATTCACATTAAGAAAAAGAATAGAGGTAAGTTTAACGCTCTAAAGAAAAGAACAGGTAAAACTACTGAGGAACTTACGCATAGTAAGAATCCTTTAACACGTAAAAGAGCAATATTCGCTTAGAACGCTAGACGTTGGAAACATAAAGGAAGAAAGAAAAACAATTAATCTAATTATATATAATTATGGATAATAACACATTGAACGGCTTTGAAGTATTTGAAGAATTCATGCCAGGTAGTGTAGTAAATAACAATACATCTATTAATGATAGCGATATTATAGATGGAGCAAGTGAAGAATTAACAGAAGAGGAATTAGAAGCTCTTACTAAAAAAGGTAAAGGTAGCTCTAATGATGATAAGGATGCTAAACAGGATAAAAAAGAAGACAAAGACAATAAATAGGATCCTGATGATGATTCTTCTAAGGATGATAAAGATAACAAGAATGATAAAGTAGATGATGATACTGTAATTGATACAGATAATCAGGCAGATGATGATACTGAAGATAACGCTGTAGCTACATTCTTTGAAGCTTTATCAGATAAAATGGGTTGGGAATTAGATGAGGATGAAGAAATACCTCAAACTCCTGAAGAATTAGTAGAGTACTTCCAGGAAGTAATTGAAGAGAATTCAGTACCACAGTATGCTAGTGAAGAAGTAGAGGCACTAGATAAATTTGTTAAAAATGGTGGTAACTTGAAAGATTATTTCCAAATTGATGGAGAGCTAGATCTAGAAGATTTTGAGATTGAAGACAATGAAGTAAATCAGAAGTTAGTTATTAAGGAATTCCTTAAAGAAAAAGGGTTTAGTAGTAAGCAAATAGATAAGAAGCTTACTAAATATGAAGATGCTGGTTTACTTGAGGATGAGGCTACGGATGCATTAGAAGCTCTTAGAGACATTAGAGAACAAAAGAAACAACAGCTATTAGAAGAACAAGAAAAGAACGCTAAGGAGCTTAAAAAGCGTCAACAGGAGTATTTTAACTCCGTTGTGACAGAAATAAAGGGCATGGATAATATTCGTGGAATTAAAATACCTCAAAAAGATAAATAGGCATTATTAGAATATATATTCAAACCCACAGCTGATGGAAAGACTCAGTATCAGAAAGACTATTCCAAAAGCGTGAAAAACTTACTCGAGTCTGCCTACTTTACTATGAAGGGTGATACTTTACTAAAGGCAGCAAAGAGTGAAGGCTCTACTGCGGCTATTAATAAATTTAAAAATAGCTTAAGTAAAACAGGAGTAAGTAGAAAGACTAGAAGACAGGATAACACTAGCACTGAGTCTATGTGGGATTCTTTTGCACGACAATTGCGTGTAGATTAAATAACAACTAAATTATAATTTACTAATATTTTATGGATAATAATATTCTTAATAACTTAGTTCTGTACAAAGGTAAGCGTTTCTCTGACCTGATTGATACGAATAAGATTTCAACAGCTTCGCAATAGAATCCGTATCAGGTTGCTACCGTGTTGTCTTATGTATTTGGAACTAAAGATAATGGTTACAATACTTCCCTTGACATGCTGACTGGCGGTCTTGGTAACGTAATGACTATTGATCGGCCGAACTGGGAGTGGAATGTAATGATTGATGCGGATAGAGCTATTACCATTAGAGATGCTAAATGGAATGGTGCTGCTATTGAAGACAATACTACAGCTGGTTTAGGTAATACTCCTATTTATCTGTGGTTAGAAGAAAACTGGTTTGGTCCTACAGCTATTCTTGAACTTGATAATAAAGATTATCAGTTGCGTGTTGCTGGTGCCCCGTATTAGGATGGTAATTTGTGGGTTTATACTTGCTTTATTGCAGATGGTAATCCTACTTCATATATACCTACTAAATATTTGAAAGCCGGTTCTCAAGTATCTCGTCTTGCTTCTGCCGTTGAGGAATACAGTGAAGAAGGTGATATCCTGAACTATAGTACTCACTTTAAGATGCGTAACTACCTGACTACTATTCGTATTAACTACGATATTACAGGTTCTGCTTACTCTACAGTAATGGCTATTGCATTGCAAGATCCTAAGACTGGTAAGAAATCTTATTTGTGGGCTGACTATCAGGAATGGCTAGCTTTGCGTGAGTGGTATAAGAGATGTGAACGTATGCTTATTTACATGAAATCTAATGTAAATAAGGATGGTTCTTGCAACTTGAAAGGTACTAACGGTCGTCCGGTATTTATCGGTGCTGGTTTGCTGGAACAGATTGCTCCGTCTAACAAGCGTATGTATACTAGATTGACAGCTGAATTGCTTGAAGATTTCTTGTTTGACCTGTCTTATAATGTACTTGGTACTAACGAACGTAAGTTTGTTGCTTTGACTGGTGAAATGGGTATGCGTGAATTTGACCGTATTTTGAAGGAAAAAGTAGCTACTATGAACCTTATGGATACTGTATTTGTAACTGGTTCTGGTGATAACCTGAAGTTCGGTGGTCAGTTTAAGACTTACCAAATGACTAATGGTATTGAGCTTACTTTGAAGTATTTCCCGTTGTATGATGATACTACTTATAATCGTCAGTTGCATCCGGTTACTCTGAAACCTCTGGAATCATATCGTATGACATTCCTTGATCTGGGTCGTCGTGATGGTGAAGCTAATATCGTTAAGGTAGTTCGTAAAGATCGTGAATTCGTAACTTGGTATACTGGTGGTGCTGTAGCTCCGTCTGGTTATGCTAACTCTAAGAATACACTGAGATCTAACGGTAAGGATGGTTACACTGTGTTCTTCCTTGGAGAAATGGGAATAATGTTAAGGGATCCGCGTGCGTGTGGGGAACTAATCATGGAAGCAGAGGATTAATTTATAAATCTTCTTGGATATATGGGAGCCTTCGGGCTCCCCTTATACTAACTTGATAATCTAATATTTATATTATGGAAGTAATCGTTAGAATAATTAAAACAAACCCTTGGACTGGTATTACTAAATGGTCTACATGTTATGACTATATCAGTTCATACTGGACACGTTCTGGTAATTTATATACTGGCTTAAATGCAGAAGATGAGGCCAGATTAGAAAAAGAAATTGGTTATGCAGAAGGATAGCTTTCACCTGGCAGCAAATTTTGGGATACATTTGCTATTAAAATTGGTAGGAAAGATCTAATTCTGGATACAGACAGACCTGAAGATGAGCTTAAATATTTGTTTTTGAAAAAGCATAAGAGAGTAGCAGATGGATTGAATAATGTTACATCTTCTACTGATTATGTTATTATCAATAAAGATAGCGAAGCTAAAGAAGTTAATAAGATTAACAAAATCAAACGTGAAGCATATAGAGAAATGGATAAGATGTCTATTGAAGATATGCGCAAGTGCCTTAGACTATATGGTATCAAATCTGATACATTGTCTAATGAAATGGTTGAAGCTAAGCTAAGTGAACAGATTGAAGCTGCACCTGATAAGTTTATAATGAAATGGGTAGAAAACCCAAATAAAGAAATTACTTTTGTTATTGAAGAAGCTATTGCTAAAAATATTATTCGTAAGAATAGAACTCAATACTTCTTTGGTACAGATCTGATTGGTAATGGTATAGATGATGTAATTGCTTATTTAAATAATAAGAAGAATCAAGACATTAAGCTTGCCATTATGGGAGAAATTAAATCTAAATAATGAAAATATCTGATTTACATAAGGCATTTAAAGTTCTCATGGATAAGAATTCAGAGGCAGTTGCTTTTGGTGGCTGCCCTGCATTCCTTCCTGAAGAAATAGATCTATTTCTTAATTAGGCATATATAGAAGTAATATGTAATAAATACACTGGTAATAATACTCTAAAAGTAGGGTTTGAAGGTGCTGTTAAACGTATTGCTGATCTATAGAAATTAATTAAGACAGATGCTGCACAGGCGTTAGTATATCCTTATGCACATTCTAATGTGCTTACTTTATCTAATTTCTTTAATGATGGAGAACAGCTTAAAAGAATGTTTTATGTAGACTGTGTGCTTCATTTCAATGGTGAAGCAGCAGTATGTTCATTAACAGATCATGAAAAAGCTAAGGGGTTTTTACAGACATATAACAATATACCTTGGATTGAAACTCCTATAGCAGTATTAGAAGACAATACTTTAAAGATCTATATAGACCCTATACGTATGTCTTCTGAATCCTATACAGCGGATATTACTTATATTAAGTATCCTGAAAATATTAGTTATAAAGATTATAACAAAGATATTACCGAAGTACCCGATTATGTACTTAATGAAGTAGTAGATAGAGCTGTAGAAATTGCTCTAGAGACTATAGAGTCATAGAGAACACAAACTAAAGTACAACTTGATAGCTTAAATGAATAATGAGCCCTAGAGAATTACAAATAGAAGTAGAGAGACGTTTACAGTTAATCAATCCTGAATTATCTTTAGCTGGCAAATTACCATCTGATACTATAATATCATTCATTAATGAAGCTATTGACAAATTCTGGAAGACACGCTATTCTGGTCTTAATTATAAACAAAGAGGTTTTGAATAGGACCAAAAGCGCACTGACGATTTACGTACTCTAGTTACTAAGCACACTTATAAAGATACAGACATTTCTAAAATAAACCAAGTGGAATACACAGTTACCTTGCCTGATGATTATGTAATATTATTAGGAGATACAGCAGGTATATCTCCGGCAGATGGAGTAATAAATAATTGCTGGGAGAAAGATGCTTTAGGTAACTACAAAATAAAGTATAGTGATACTATAGAAGGTACTATTGAAACAGTAGATAGAATTAAAGAAAATTCCTTATCAGAGTATCATCTAAAGTACACTAAAGCTAAACCAATAAGACTGATATAGGATAATACAATTACTTTGTACACAGATGGTCAGTATAAAGTATCTGAATATACTATAGAGTACTTAAAAAAACCAAGTAAGGTAGACCTTAAAACTAATCCTACTGATGAGTATACAGATTTACCTAGTCATACTCATATGGAAGTAGTTAAATTGGCAGTTTAGTTAATACTGGCTACTTTACCAAATTATAATGTATATTCTAATGAAGTAAATTCAATGGAATAACATTAACAGAAAGCGCTTATTGACGTGGAAATTAAACTTTTAAACAAGTTAGGAAAGTAGAAAGTAAGCGAAAATAGACAGAAGCGCTTAATATGTCTAATTTAAAATAAATAATTTATATGATAACTTCAGTTCATACCGTACTTATCGGTACTAAATGCCCTGCTAGCTATACTACTGCTGATGCTTTGAATGCTGGTGAAGTAGCTTTGTTTGATCAGAATAGAGCTATTCTTAAAACTGCCGCTGAAGCTGCTAAAGCTAGTTCACTTTATGTTGGTGTAGCAGGTCCGAAAATTAATGTTACCATGCCTAACGGTACGGTTGCTTAGAAAGCCAATATTGAATTTTCTAATGAAATTCAAAAGAGCTCTAAACCGTCTGCTGTAATTGGTGCCAATGTAGAACCTACTCAGGATAAAGTAGTAGTTACTTTAACTAATGCTACTGTAGTAGCTGGTCATAGATATGTACTTCGTGTTCTGTATAAGGATATTGAAGCTAATAACTTCCAGTTTACTCATACTTATGAAGTATACGCTGAATCAAATGAAGCACAGAAATTGGCAGAAGCTTTTGTGAAGAAGATTAACGCTCACAAGAATCGTCGTATTCAGGCTCAAAATGCTGAAGCTGTTCTTACTTTAACTGCAATGGTTAAGGATGATAACGAAGGCGTTTATTCATTGAATGAATACTCAGTAGTAGATATGGAAGTATCTCTGTATCATACTATTCCCGGTGCTTTGCTTGCTAATCAGCCTGAAGCTGTAGCTGGTGCTACTATTGTTAAGACTCCTGGTAATCCTGGTAGAGGTTTCTGGAAACAGGTTCGTGATGCAGAAGTACGTTACATGGGTTATAAAGGTCATGTATTTACTGGCGCATATCCTGAAGTAGAACAAGCTCGTAAAGTAGTAGAGGGTACTAAATACGATTGTGCAGTAATTGAAAATGACAATCTGTATCTTAGCAATGATAATCAGTATATTAAGACTACTCCGTTAACTACAGAAGTATACTGTCCTAGCATGGTAGGTAGTATCGTTGATAAAGGTATTCAGTCATTTATCAAAGGTGAAACTGTAGCATAATAAAAATAGTGTTTCAGTGTGCTGACAAGGGCTATGGGGCTAAATAGCCCTGTAGCCTTTTTTATTTAAAAGTATTAATATGAAGATAACTGGTATAACAATAGTAAAAGATAACATAGTAGTAGAACTGGATACAAAGATACCTGATTCAGTAGATTCAGATTTGTATTTATACATAGACACACTGAATAACTATTCTAACAGGAGTTCAGTAAATCCTGATAAACATTCATATAAATTGTTAGTATTAGGTACAGACTATCGTTCTGATGTAAAAATAGACGAATAGAGATTATCTATAGTAATAGATTCTACTAAACTTGAAGATTTCTGTATGAGTGCTTTTATAGCTACAATTGATAATTCAAGTTAGTTCTATTTTAATCAGGCTGATATATACTATAAAGAAGTTGAGTTATTGTGTAAGAACTGTAGTACTTGTTTAGACGATCAATAGATGGATAGAATGGTTCTATTCATATTGAAACAAGATCTATTAAGTTATGCTATTAATAATAATCTTATAGATGATGCAGTATAGTATTATACAGATTTAGCTAGAATGTTAAATATATGTTTAGATGCTAATACTACTTACTACAATAATCACGATTGCTTTGCTTGTAATAAAATTTGTAGAAATGGAGTTTGTTCATTATGCTAATAGATGATATATATAGGATAGGTAAAGAGTACAACTTAAAAGTTAAGTATAACTCAAATCAAGGTATACCGTGTATACGTAAATGGATTTGTGCTAATCATATTGCTCGTCTATTAGAAAGTGATTTAAAACTTACAGATGAATAGATTGATTGTCTTAGAGCATTGATAAGCAAGCTAGTACATCCTTTGGATGAAATGTGGAAAGATACTTCTGAAACTGATGATAAAGCTATATTACTAGAATAGAGTTTAGGAGTAGACTTAGGGATAAAGACATTCTATGATGAACTTTTAATTTGCGAAAAATGACTCCATTGGAAGAACAAGTACAGAAAAATACTACATCTATTAAGACTATATCAGATAGTTTAATAGAGTATGCTAAAGATACAGACTTAGATAAGTCTAATGATAATATATCAGCTAATACAGCTGATATAGAGCAATTACGTAGTAATTTAGGTGATTTACAAACTTAGATAAATCTACAGAACCGTATTGAGTAGATGAAAGATACTAATATAGTAGACGCTGCTAAATTAGACTTACTTCAGTACGATGGGAAAAGATGGTCAAACATAGCTGCTAATAAAGTAGTAACCGGCTTACTTGGTAAATTAGTTGATTTACAAGATGTGACTATTAGTAACTTACGTAATGATAATGCATTAGCGTGGGATAGTGAATTATAGAAGTGGACTAATAAGAACTTGAATACAGAAATATATGATGATGTATTCTTAAGTAAAATCAAGCCTGATTCTACTGCTTACGAAGTATGGTTTAAAGAATCCGCAATATTTGGTCAAGAAGGTTTTGCATCAGGTCTTACTGGTTTTGGTGGTAAGATTGATAAGTACGGTCATGCTGAATTTGATAGTCTTACTTTACGTAGATTTCTCGAAGTACCTGAATTAAGATACAATCGTGTAGAAATTCAATTAGGAGATAAGTGGAATGCTCCTGGTGCAGGTGTAATAGAAAGTGTAGAACAAACAGATGAATGGACAGGTGTTATTACACTAAAGCTAGAAGAAGGTGAATATGGAGCTGTATCAATGGGTGACTTATGTATGGGTATATACCATTCAGAGAAGACAGATGAAAATGCTGAGAATGATGAAGATGATGGTAGAGGTAATAGAAAGTTTGCAGGTTTCTATACTGTATACTTTGAAGTTACTAATATACTAGATGCTCAAAATAAAAAATTTGGTTATAAACTTAGGCCAGTAGATGAATATTGGAATATGGTATTCCATCCCTGTGCTCAAATGAACTTTGTAGCATATGGCAATAAAACTAATGTAGATCGTCAGACATCTTGCTACTCAACTCGTACTTATACTCGTTACTTAGTAAAACAAAATACTTGGGATTAGAAAGCTATCAATATAGCTATGTAGTTTGGTGATTTAGGCAATCTCAATATATTTGGATACGAAATGACTGGTTATTCAGCATACCTAAACTCAGTATATTTTACTGGTAAGATTACTCAAGTAAAACCAAACGGAGAAGAAATAAAGTATGCTAACGATAGAGGACCTTGGGAACCAGATACTCATTATGACTATTATGATAGAGTGAGCGTATTAGGTTACTTATGGTTATGCGTTAATCCTAATGGTTCTGATACTAAACCTAGTGAAGATAATCCTGATTGGTTAATGTAGGTATCTAAGGGTGATCCAGGAGCTGGTATGATAGTACGTAGATCTGAATGGAAACCTGGAGTAGAATATAGAAATGATTAGGATGTACCACAATCTGTATCAGAACTAAGATACTTAGACATAGTATTAGTTAAAGATTTAGCTACTACTACTGGATATAAAGTATATAAGTGTATTTATACAAAAGCACCTCACATATCTACTAATGATAATGCTCCTGGTACAGATGGTGGAGTTGAATATTGGGAAGAACTAGCATAGAATGTAGGTAGTATTTATACTGATTTGATTATAGCTAAAAATGCTAAATTAGACTTTATTACTGGTAACTCATTAAGAGTTGGTTATTAGGTTGATAATACACCTAATGGATTTAGAGTGGTAGCTGGTATTACTGGAGAAGGAGGTAGTGATTCTAATTCTATTCGTATATGGGCTGGTTCTGATGAAGAAAATAGAAGCAGTGCTCCATTTAGAGTAACTCAATCAGGAGCCTTGTATTCCACTAAGGGTCAAATAGGAGGTTTTAATATAGGTAGTACTTATTTAGAAAATAAAGATTCTAGTACAGGAGATGGCTTATACTTAGATAGAAATTCTATTCTATTTAAAAAAGAAGGTAATATGTTTGCTGTAGGTCATATATCTACACTAGGAACTAATAGATTAGGTATTATAACAAAAACTAATTCTAGTATTGACCGTAAACTACCAAACTTTGGTCTTGTTTTTGATGTATACGGAAGTGATATATCTAATATAGCTATAGGTGGTAATGGAGATGTTGTTATGAATGGTTTAGTACAAGGATTTGATTACGATGTCAAAAGTTATACAGCCAATAACACTACATATGAAATAAACTTCGATAGTGAAGTAGTCATATTAAGAACAGCTGGTACTACAGGTTCATTTGTCAACTTACCATCTAAACGTAATGTAACTAGTAGATTAGGTATAACTGAAGGATCAGCATTCTGTGCTGAAATCACTTTTGTAGCAGATATAGGTATTACTGAAACTAGAGTATATGGAAGACATGGAAAAGCTACTGATTTTGGAAGTACAGAATTTCCATAGCTATATGATTCAAATGGAAACAAAATAGATTATGTTACTATGAATCAAGGAGATATTGTTACAATACTTATAATTCACGAACCTTTTACTTTGACTGAAAGAAAATATTATGCTATGTTAAAAAGTTTTAAATTTAATTAATATGAAAATAAACTTTGCACAACTAGAAACATACACAGACATTCAAAAGACAAACAAGATCTGTTTGGATGCTAGACAACAATTAGGTGAATTGATTTACGAAGCAGGTAGTGGTATTAAGGCTCATGCATTAGCTTTAAAGATTTATAATTCTGAAGGGGAAACAGAATATACAGAAGAAGAAATACAAACTCTTATGCAGTTTGTAAATCAGTACTGTAAACCTGCAATTATAGATGCTATTAATGCATTAAAAACAGAATAAGTAATATGATTACAAAAGGAATTAGAATAAGTCAGTTAGTCGAAAGGAAAGATCTCAATGGTAAAGAAATAATTCCTTTTCAAGATGGCATTCATAATGGTAAGTTAAGTATATAGTCCTTAATAGATTATATAGGGGATATATCTGATAGTGATGTAGAACTACAGGCTTTGATAAAAATATAGAAGTTTGTAGATACAGTATCAGAAATGGACTTACTGTTATATCAAGCTAAAGAAGGAGATATTTACTACTGCAAAGAAAATAAGAAACTATACGTTAGAAGTTTTAATAAGTGGGATATGTTAGACCCACTTACATCTAAAGTATATGTATTAGTAGGTTTAGATGAGTATAACAGAACTAATATCATACATCTTTGGGATGGCAATGATATGGTGGTTATGTCAGAAAGACTATTTATTGGAGAAGTAACTGGTACAGCATATGATGGTGGTAAAGGTAAAGCTTTAGCAGACAAAGTACAAAAATTATCTGAAGATTTATTAAATGAAATAAACGCTAGAACTGAAGCAGATAAACAATTACAACAAAATATAAATACTGTTGACGATAAGCTCGATAAAGAAATAGCCGATAGAACCGAAGGTGACAATTCTATTTGGGAAGTATTGTATGACTAGTTTATTTAGATATCTGGATTTAGCGTATCTCCTACTATTATTGAAAAAGGTGTAGCTACAGATATTAACATTAGTGGTAGATTTTTATTTGCTGGTAATCCATTGACTCCTGATACTCTTACTCTTAAGATGAATAATAAAGTAATGAGTAATCAACCTGTAAACAATCTTAGTGGTACCAAAGATACTTTAACTACTACTAATGATAGAATTACTTATTCTGTTTCTATTACAGCTCATGGTGTAACTAAAAATGCATCAGCTACAGTGTCCACATATTATCCTTGCTATTTTGGTCATACTACTAAAACTATTATAGTAGGTACAGATGTGTTAAGCTTTAGTAAATAGTCTATTAAATCAAGTCCTAACGGTACATATAGTATGTCAGATATTTCTCAAGGTGAATATGTATGGTTATGTATTCCTTCAAATTTTAATATTAATAGCGTAACATCATCAGGATTTTCTGTTCCAATGGAGGCTGCTATTAGTGTACCAGTAGAAGGAAAAGGTAATTATAAGTGTTATCGTACTAGTAGCTCTTTGGTAGCAGGTACATTTAATTTTGTAATTGGTTGAAAATATGGCAGAGATAAAAATTTATGGTACGTTAGTAAATGCTACTACTGATCCAAAGATAGCTAAGGCTAGTTAGATATTTGATGAAGAGTTAAATAAGTATCAATCAGAAATTAATACTTAGCTTGGTATAAGTGACGATAGTTTACACAAAGAATTAACAAATTTTAAGAATACTAAAGGTAAAGCTAACGGCCTTGCATCACTAGATGATAGCGGTAAAGTTCCTTCTACACAATTGCCATCATATGTAGATGATGTGCTAGAATTTACTCAATTGGATTAGCTACCTAAACCAGGGGAATCAGGTAAAATATATGTAGTAACTAGTACAAATTTACAATACAGATGGTCTGGTAGTGATTATGTAGAAATATCTAAATCATTAGCATTAGGCGAAACTAGTTCTACAGCATATCCTGGAGATAAGGGTAAAGCTACTACAGATGTAGTTAATTCATTATCTGATAATTTGGTAAATGATGTATTGGTATCTTAGTCTGACAAGAATTCTGTATCATTGACGATTAAATCAATAACTAAAAATCCTGTCAAAAAAAATAAAGAATTGTTATTGGTAGATGGCGAACCCATTTTACTTACAGACAATACTCCTATATTACTAGCAGATAATGTAAATGACGGTTTATATGATCAAGCAGATGACAAATTAATAACCATAAATTAGGCAAGTTCATTTACAGCTGGAGTAATGTCTGCATCAGATAAGACTAAATTAGATGGATTAAAAGCATAGGCAGAGATAGATACTTCTATTAGTAATGTGCAAAACAATCTAAATGCACATATCAATAATAGAACCAACCCCCATAGAGTAACCAAGGAGCAGATAGGATTGGATCAAGTAGATAATACTTCTGATGCTAATAAGCCTATATCTACTGCTACACAAACTGCTCTTAATGGTAAATTTAGTGCTACAGATGGTAATGCTTTAAAGTAGAGAGTAGATAATATACCTGAATTGGTAGCTACCGATATTACTGTTGATAGTGATAACGATAGTGTAAATATATCTTTAGATAAGACGTCTATTGTAGACGGAACATTATCAGGAACAACTATAAACATTAATTCTGCAACAGCTAGTAAAGCTGGTATACTTGTACCTACTGATAAAAGCAAAATAGATAAGATTATTACCAATGGTAATGGTACTAAATACTTATCTGATAATGGTACTTATAAAGAAGTGAGCGGTGGATCTAGTAGTTCTGATATAAACATTATTGAATTACAAGATATTAGGGATATTATTTCAATTGTATATCATGAAAAAGATAGAGCTTCTAGTGATATAAGTTCAGTTTTTGGTGGTTCTGCTAACTTTAGATCTATAGTTAATGATATACTAAAAACACATACTCGATATTTTTTCCACGTTAAAGACACTCCAGATACTAACTGTATACAGTTATCAGGAGTAAATGCTTGGAAAAATATAGATAATACTCAATATGAACTGCATTTTATTTATAATTATTATATATCAAATGGTAATCAAAGAACTTGTAGAAGAGTAACTGTAATTGATAGTGATAATACTGATAGTAATTTATTCATCGTAGAAAATGTGAATGATATGTACGTTCTATCTAAAGATAGAGATAGACGTAAATCAGTATCATTAGTAGGTGAAGGCTTTGATGAAAATCATTGGTATCCTGTATCATTTACTGCCGACCCTAATAGTATTGTACCTCCTTGTAATTTAATAATTTGGAATAGCTTGAATAATGATTCTGCGGGAATAAGCCCTAAACCATCTTGGGCTACCAATAATGGAGGTTTTGTATTACACATTGATATGACAATTATTGGAGATGGATATGGGCAATATACGTATGCTAGAAATAAATTAAATAATTGGCATGGAGAATGGGGAGGAGAAACAGCAGTTGGAGAAATGCGTTAGACTACACAGACTTCTACATTCTATATATATCTTAGAGGAGGTGCTAATTATTTTTATACTAGTGATTACGCAGACTTAAAAATGACTGCACATTCCTCTGAAGTATTAGATGGATATAACACATACTCTATAAAGGATACACAAGGAGATATAAAAGACTTCTTTATATACGTTGAAAATGATCTATTTGGAGAAGTTAAAAATTTACAAATAGTGCATGATAATGAGTTTAACTTTGCAAATGATAGTATCGGAAACTATGTATGGATTAACTATAGATCTAGATATGATTCAGTAACTTCGGCCAAGGCAGTATACGTAGGTAATGGTCAAGCTGGTGCAGATGGAGCTTTTGGTGCAATACATGCTTCAGGCTTCTTTAAAGAATCTGACGTTAGATTAAAATCTAATATAGCTCCATTAAATCATACATTAGATCAAATATGTAACATACCTACCGTAGAGTTCAATATGCACGATAAACATCAAATAGGTACTATTGCATAGGATTTAGAGAATAACTTTGCTGAAATAGTTAATACAGACAGTGATGGTATGAAATCTGTAGATTACTGTATGTTAGGTGTAGTAGCTATTGAAGGTATTAAGTTACTTAGATAGGAAATTGAAGATCTTAAGAAACAAATATAGGAGTTGAAGAATGGAAAATAAGGCTATTGATATTAAACCTAAGGCTGCTACAGAAATGTAGAGTTGGACAAATATTTATGATAGAGTGCCATCTCAATATAAATAGTATGTAAGCTACCCTACCACAGCTATGAATGAATGTCCTTCTAAATCAGAGATAAGAGATAAGTTTCCCGAATCTACAACTAGTTCTAATGAATTAGCTGACTACAGTTCTATTACGTTAAACTTCTCTGAAAGATAGGAATTAAGTGCTGATTCATTAGCTGAAAATTGGGTGTATAATAGCACTACACAAAGAGACATCTAGCTTAGATATGGTTCTACTGTTCTTTGCAATAATCGTGTTATTCATTAGAATATAAATGATTATACAAGTGGTTATACTTATAAGAAGTCAGGATAGAACTAGAGCTTATTTGAAGTGTTAGCTTTAGATAAAGGATTGTTGCGTGTAAGACCTTTATCCAGTAATGGTACTAATATGATGAGAACTTGTACTGTTGCTGTAACTGCTATGGGTTAGACTACATATATATATCTTTCACAGAATGCTAGTCCTTTATAGCCAACAACTCCTACTTCAACAAATTAAACTAAACTACATTATGGAACCTACTAATGAACTAATAACTAAAGCAGAAGCTAATGCAGAAGGATTTAGTATTGAATCTACTAATGAATGTATGACTAAAGCTGAATTTATTGCTAATTTACCAACCCCCCCCCATTTTTCATATGATTTTCCATTGGGAAATAAAAGGAGTATTGTAATAATAAATGGTAGCGTTGCATCTAAAACTATACAGATAAATGATGATACAATAGTACTTAATCCTAAAGATGTATGGACAAAATCTTATTATGACACTACTCCAATAGATGTAATTACACAAACAAATTTAGAATTCAGAATGATTCATTCAGAAGGTGATTCTAAAAACAATAATTCACAATGGATTTTTCCTGATGAACATTTAAATGCACAAGCTGGAAACTATTTACTAACTGTCTCACAAACACATGAACTTTATCTAGTATCAGTATTTTATATTACACAGTAAACAATAGAAATAATGAAATATTTTACAATTGAGGAAATGACAAAGTCATCTACAGCAAAAGCTAACGGTATAGACAATACTCCTTCAGAGGAAGGAGTATTAAAGCTGTAGAAGCTAATAGAGGCTGTTTTAGACCCTTTAAGGGAATGGTATGGTAAACCTATTAGAGTTAACTCTGGATATCGCTGTGAGGCTTTAAATGAGGCTGTAGGCAGTAAAGCTAAGAAGAGTTAGCACCTATACGGCGAAGCAGCTGATATTACTGTAGGTAGTAAGACAGAGAATGAGAAGTTATTCAACTATATTAAGGATAATCTTCCATTTGATCAGTTAATAAATGAATCAAACTTCTCTTGGGTTCATGTATCATATAGAGAAGGGAGATTACGTAAACAAGTACTAGCGCTATGAAAACAATCCTATATCAGCCTTTATTTATAAATCCATAGGCATACTTTGTATTCCCTTCTTTGTATCATATAGAGAAGGGAGATTCGTTTATAGAGCCTGCTAATATTACTGGGTAGCTTATCATTAATACTCTTACAGATGATCCTACTTTAACTCCTACAATACTTACTGTAAAGGATAACAATTAGATTGACTTTAGTATCTTTGCAGGTAAGCATATACGTATTAGTCAGTATACTAATATAGGAGCAGTAGTATTAGGTGAATGGTATATACCTGGTACACCTACACCACCTGAACCTGAACAACCTGATTGGTTTAAAGAAAGTATAGTTGCTTGGTATAGTCCTTGTAAACAGAAGTTGACTAACTATGATGTGATAGAGGCGTATGTGGAAGATTTTACAAAATGGGCATATAGAAATACCAGAGGTGTTGCTAAAATTACTAATAATACTATTGTTATAGCAAACGTAGTTGAGACTAACAATATTGTAGAAAATGATAATGAACCTTATTCAGATTTGACTATTAGTGTTACTGGAGTTACTGAAAATAAATATCTTATCGTGAGACAAGGAAGAGGAAAGCCTGAAACCCATATTAAAAAAGATGGTGTTTACACCTTTAAAGATAATAATCTCTATTTTGGTTTTGGTGTTAGTGTTATCGGTGAATGTAATATCACTATTGCCCAGCTTCCTACTTCTATTCTAAAAGACTTTAGCGGTAATAAACATGATGCTTATCTTTATGGTTTTAAAGGTAAGTTGAATAGTGGTGTTGGTATTTATGCTCAAGATTTTAAGAATTGGAGGTATAGTTCAACTATTAATAAAGATATAAGTACAAAATCTTATAATAAATTTCATATAGTTAAAAAGAAAGCCGATAATTGGTTTGGTTTTACTATTGGCATTCCAAAAAATAATTATTATAATCAATCTTATAAACTTAAATTTAATATCAATAAGAAAATAGATGATATTAAATTTAGTATAGTTAGTACCGATGGTAACTTGATAACTACAGCTGTTTATTCAGTATATATTAATGATGGTAGTATAATAGATGTTCCTATTATTAGTGAAGAAATTTTCAATAATAAAGAAGAAACTAATATTTATTATGATTTCGGAACAAATAAGGATATTGAAATTGATATTGAATTGATAGCGAATTATCCTAATCAACTTTGTTATGATGGTAAATCTTATGCCATTACTTACGGACTTCCTATTCTAACTGATTATACTGTTATTGCCGATAGAACTTGGTTTGATGAAAAAGTTGATAATGGCGTTTTTATGTCTAAATCTTTAGGACAAAACGGTGCTTTTATTTTAGAATACAAACATGTTGACAAGTGGGACACGTACTCTTATTATTCTTATACTATTATAAATGTAGATAAAACTAGTTCTGTTATTTATCAAACTAAAAATAAATACAATAAACAAATTATATATCCTGGTGATAAACCAGATACAGATACTCTATTTATAGGAACTATTAGAAAAGATGATAATAGAACTTTTATTGGTTGTCATAGAGATATTCTTTTATTCAACCGTACACTTACTGAGTATGAGATATCTTGGGTAAAGAATAATCTAATGTGTATTGAACAACAGAAACCTGATAAAGACGACATTCTTAAATCTTTAATAGTTCATTATAATGTCAGTAAACAAGGAGCAGATAACATTAAGGCTACGAATAGTTTGACAGATTACAGCGGTAACAACAGACATGCTACGTGTAAGAATTTCAATTGGTCTAATACTGAGTTTGTAGATGACGGTAAAGCAATAAGACTTAATGGTAATGGTAATTGTATTGTGGGTATTGATATGCCACAACTAGATAAATATACTGTTATTGTTAAAAGACGTTGGATTGATAAGAAATCTGAAAACAAATGGTTCTGTTCATTAGGTAGTGGAGATTATACTTCAGCATCACAATCTCTATTCTGGTTTGAAGGAGGTCTTCTTAACAATGTATTCTATACTTATAACAGAGGATATAAGAACCCTATTGTATTACCTGAATTGATATCTATCTAGTCAAGTGATGATTATAACGGACTTCACATCAATGAATCCAATGCTGTACAAGCAGGTAATAAATTGTTTATAGGTTCTGTTGGAGAAAATGATAACACTCACGTTACTGCTGACTTTTATCAATTACTATTATTTGATAGAGTTCTTACTGATAAAGAACGTGAATGGGTTAAAGAAAACCTAATTGAGCCAGATATAATATCAGCATCTAAAGCATGTAGTGCTTTATTTGAACCTGAAAACTTAGAAATAACAGATGAATTCCCTAACGGAGTTATTAGAGACTCATTAGGTGGTGAATACTATCTGTTACCTCATAGTAGCGACTATACTATTGAAAATGGGTTAATGAAATCTACAGATGATACATTCCTAATAAGTATAGAAAATGCTAATGAGAATGATGTTAAAGCTATGATAATAGATATGTACTACGATAGTACAGTACCAGGATCATACTTAAATGGAGAATATACAGAAGGCTCTGTTAAATTAACTAATAGACGTATTATGGGAATTAATAATCCAACTACTACTTCTATATTCCAAGATTTAATGCAAGTATTAGAAACCGGTTTTACTATTGGTAAGATAGCTTTGTATAATAAAGAATTAAATAAAGATGAATTTGACAGCGAAGCATTCCATAAAGGATTTGCTGTCAGACACAGTACTTTTGAGAAGGATGCGACCACTCATTTATTCAGGGATGGTCATAAGGAACTTACTCCTGGAGAGTACTTATTACCATTTGAAACTCTTTATTTAAGAGTAGATGTACCAGAAGGTTATGCTATGTAGGATTATGTATTTGACGAAATAGAACAAAGCTGGAAGCCTAATACACCTAAGAGTTATATTTGTCCTGAACATGATTTCCATATTATAGCTATGGGAGAACAAATGAAAGTAATAAAGAATTGGAGTCCTTTAGCTTCTATAAGCACTTTTGGTTTTAAAGCTACTGATAATTAGGTTGAATTTGCAGGTAGTACTGATGGCGGTACTATGTCATATATACTTGATGATACAGATGTAACTAAATTTACTATAGAATATACTAATACAGCTGGTGAAGGCAATGTATATCTTATGATTGGTGATAGACAGTATGATGTTATCAGTGGACAACCATAGACTTATAGTGTATCTGGTTCAGTTAAATTAGAATTCCTAAACATGGAAGAAATAAACAATTTTGCAGGTACTATTAAATTTACAAATGTTAATTAATAAATATTATGGGTAAAAAAATTAGTGAACTTACAAACAGATAGTAGTTATCTGGAAATGAAGATTTACCATTTTAGGAAGGTCAAGATAATGGTTCTATTACCATACATTCTTTAAATGAGTACATAAGTAATAGTAATGTTAATCAAGCGATTAATCAAATTAAACAAGCTGAACAACAGGCTATATCGAACTTTAGTTCTCAAAAGGTAAGCCCAGAAATGTTATCAGAATCTACAAAACAACTCATTAACGCAAGTGGCGGAGGTACTATTACTAATTTAGCTGATGATGAGGATATTGAATCAGTAGGTTAGGATTTAAAAGTTTTAAAATTTGCCGACCGTGCTTATAATCCTGACAGATTCAGCGGCAAGGGGTATAAAATATTTCGTAGGAATATTATAGACGGTAAAAATATACTTACGCAGGAAATGATAAATCAACCTGATACTATATATGAAATCAGGTATGATTTTGATTTGGATGGCGCAGAAATAAGCATTCCTAAAGGGTGTATTCTAAAATTTAATGGGGGTCGTTTTTTAAATGCGTTGAATATCAAAGGGGATGTAGAAAACAAATACTTAATGCCGGAATGGTTTGGAGCGTCCAACGACGGTAAAACAGACAGCTCTGATGCATTTAATGCAATCGTGCGGATATGCCGCAGTATAAGATGTTCCAATAAGAAGACTTATCTGTTTACCAAAGACATAGATGCAAAGATTTTGAATGAATTGTCGATTGACATGAATATGTCTTCTTTCATAGATTTCCATATTGTCATAAACATGAATGATGAAATAAATGATTGGAGATAGGCATACTCTTCTATCGGGCTTTCAATCAAAGAAGGATTTATCATGTCTAAAGGCAGCGATACGAAATACCGTAATTGGCAAATTCCTGTCATAATCAGTGGGGCTCCTGTACGTTTGGATAATATTAGCATAAGGCGGGTTCCTTATATACTGGCATTGGCTGATAGATATATTGATGTCATGCGTTGGCATAATGTCATTTATTATTCATGGGAGGACACCTATTCAGATGTAACATACCGGCTTGATGCTATAAATGTGGTGTTAAGGGATGGTACTATATCCAAAATGAATGAGGGACAAGAGTTAGCGGGAGATGCTTGGATATTTAATTCGGTAAATGAATTCAGAGGGTATAATGAAAAAAGGACTTTTGATTATAAGTTAGGTACATTCAGAGGAGGACTGTATACTAACTTCATTAATTGCATACAAAGCAATATAACATTAACTCAAGAAATCAAAGCTAATTTTACCGGCTGTCACTGGGAAATCAGCGGAGTTACAATTGAAGGTAGTGGAGGTCTCATTCAAGCCAACTTTATAGGCTGTTATTTTTATATGAATAGCAGGATATTAAGTGAAAATCAAGGTGTAACATATATTGGTTGTTATTTTAGAGGGTTATGGGATAAAGCCGGAGATATGACAATGCCTGAGTTTTTGAATAATACTGATATTGTGGATATGAATTGCGTATTTCTCAACTGTAGAATAGGAGGAACATTGGTTGATACAAATTGGTATAAAGCCTGTTATTATAATTATAATAGAACGACTACATTAGGAATGCGTCAGTATGTTATGGACGCTTTTAACAAAAGAAATATTGAATTAAGGGATATCGGTAATATTATTAATAATAGGGGAAATGGAAGTTATAAATATACAATATATCTGTTGTGTGGAGAAAATATACCTATTGCCAAACGTGTTCTTAATATAGATATTACCGATAGTGATAAAGAGAAAACGCCATATTTCTATATAAACCCAGGTAAGAACTATGGGTTTGAGATATACAGAGAGTCACCTAACGGGAAAAAAGAAGTTGTTGTTGGATTCAGTTCGGTTAATGACGTTGAAACCTTATCGTTTCAGGATTTTTCAGACTGTGCGCTAATCGGTGAACATGATTCTGCCTGGTCGAGCATGAAGACATCGGTATTGCTGTGGAAACCTGTAAAGGACGATATACCGGACAAAACTTTATACCCGCATTTCTTTTACAATCAGGGAGTCTTGGTCTCAACGAGTGGGAATTTAAAAAGTCCGCTTACTGATTTTCTCGCAATTCCATATTTAAATGTAGGAGTTACTTCACAACGTCCTGGCAATGCAGATAATGGTTTTCAATTTTTTGATGTGACCCTGCGTAAACCTATATGGTGGAACGGTTCTTCATGGGTAGATGCCAATGGAGTTTCGGTGTAATGTTTTCTAATTGTTTAATTATTTATGGTATGAAAAATAACATCTTAGGTGCGGTGGTATATCTATCCACCGCCATAGTATTCTGTGGCAGCACTGCACTGCTGATGCTCTTTATAAAGGAAAACAGCGACCGTTGCCACTACTATAACGGCAAATGGAATAAAAAAGACTTAGCAATTGGAATTTCATCTATAATATTGGGATCTATTGCTAAATATTTTATAACTTTAATTTAATAAACTTATGATAAAACAAGAGAACCCTAACTTTTTAGCATCTTTCTATGCTCCTAATCCAATGGAAGTAACATATTGGATTGATTTGTCTGAAGATGCTAATGGTAATGTTATAAAAACTTATGATGGCAAAAAATGGATTCCTATTAACAATAAGGAAGATAATACACAAAATTCTCAAATAGAACATTTGTTAAACATTATAAATGAGAAAGCAAATAAAAAAGACGTATATACTATAGCTTAGACAAATGATGCAATAAATAGGTCAAAGACAGTAGTTGAAAATGTTCTTACTTCTACTTCGACAACTACTGCTTTATCGTCAGCTCAAGGTAAGATTCTAAATGATCTAATTACAAGTCTTACTGCTAGAGTATAGGCTCTTGAAACCCCAAAGCCATAAAATGATAAGAAGCGCTATTAGTTGAACACACTGTTTATTTACAAGTGGTAACCTATACGGTAACTATGCGTTTTAATATTAAATCTCAAACAAATTATCAGTCCTAGCAGATTTTCCCCCTTTTAAATCTCTAGGACTTTTTTTGATTACATTATCAGACTTTTAGCTATGAATTATTATCAGATAGGAGAACAAACGATGTCAATATTTAAGAACATGTTTAGTAGTGTTGAAAAGGTTACAATTAGCACTATAGGTGGTTTATTGTCTTTATATTCTCCCGTGTATGTCCCTATATTGGCTTTATCAGGAATTATAATTGTTGATTCTATGTATGAGTGTAAAGCTAATAAGAAAGCTAAGAAGTATCATAATGTAGTAGAACAATCAAGGAGATTATATTCAAAGATATTTTATAAATTACGAGATTCTATAGTTGCCATATGTGGAGCATTTACTATAGAAACCTTTATTATAACTTCTATATCAATACCAGCAGTAGAATTTGTAGCTGGTGCTATAGCTCTGGTAGAATTTTTCTAGTTACTTGAGAATTTAGGTAGAATACACCCTAATTGGAAAATATGGGGTCTACTATAGAGAGTAATAAAGAAGAAAGGGGAATAGTTTTTAGATGTCAGTTTAGATAAAGAATTTTCAGATGATACCAATACTAAGCATAATTAATTGGTGCAGAAAGAATTTCAAAGTAGTCGCAGTAGGTTTAATCAGTTTACTTATTGCGACTATTTTTGTTTAGCACAATTAGTTATAGAAAAAAGATACAGAGATAAATAGAATAACTTCTAATGTTAGAACTTACTAGGATATAGTATCTAATAATTAGAATAATAACAGAACACTATAGCTTACTATAGAAGAATTAAACCATAGTAATGATAGTTTATTATTATAGTTGAAATAGACTCAGAAAGAGCTTAAAATCAAAGACAAGAATCTAACCAATGCTAATGTAATCAATACAGAGATTAAAGATTCTGTTAAAACAGTAATCAAGAAAGAAGCTATAGATTTTAAAGAAGAACTAAAGCTTAATCCATTAACAACTATCATAGTTGAAAGAAAGGACTCAATCCTAACAGCCAAAATAGATTTAAAAAATCAATAGACTATTCTTATATACAAGAAGAAAGAGTATAAGAATTTCTATAAAAATGGCTGGGTTAGATTCTGGCACTTTGATTGGAAAAAAATAGAAACAAAGGAATATCAAATAGTTAATACCAATCCACTTATCAAAGTAACAGGTACACGAATAGTAGAGGTACCTAAGTAATAATATATTCAATAATTATTAATCAATAATAATATGCATAGAATATTTCGTGTAAAAGCTTATGAGATGGAACACGGTCCACATTTTAATGAGGAACACGCTCGTAAAGCTGTAATGAAGATGGAAAATGAGGATGGTACTCGTGGACCACATTGGTCTTTAGAGGAAACTTCTGCTTTAGCTAGTCAGTACGGAATATCACTCAGTGGTAAATTTAATCGTTATGATTGGTTTGTAGCATTGAATATGGTTTACTCTGACTATTACAAAGTATTGTTAAACATTACTGGTTCTAACAATATTAAACATTATATAGAATTTGCAAAGGCTTGGCTTAATGACAAAGACATTGACGAAGGTAAAATGTGGTACTATTACCAGTATGTAATGTGTGATAAGATTAGAGAAGCTGAAATGGAATGCTACGAAGAAGAACTTGAAAAACATGAAGAAGATGAAGAAACTTACGGAATGTTTAGACGCGGTTCTAGAGGTAGAAGTAGAGGAGGTATGCGTATGTATAGATCTTATCCTCTAAGACGTAATGAAGATCTAGAAGAATACGATAAATTTGAACGCGAAAGCGAAAGAGAATACAATCCTTATGATGAATATAGTCGTAGTGGTAGATCTACTCGCTATATCAGATATTAATAAAAATCAATTTTAAAATAAATCAATTATGTTAGAAGATAGAATTATTGTGCAAGATCGTGGTATTGATGCTGGTCTTGCTGCTTTAATGCAAAATGCTAATAAAGGTAGTATGGATCCTGCTGCTTTGCTTGCCATGATGAACAATAACGGTATGGGCGGTAATGGCGGCTGGTGGTGGATCTGGATCATATTGCTATTCTTCTGTTGGGGTGGTAATGGATTTGGATTTGGTGGTCGTAATGCAGGTGCTCTGGCTTCTGAATTAAACACTGACGCTAATACCAATCTGTTAATGCAGGCTATCAATGGTAATAAAGATGCTATTAGTACACTTTCAACTACTTTGAACTGTGATATTAATTCTGTTCAGACTGCCTTGAATACTATCAATACAGGAGTAAGTCAGATAGCTTGTGATACTAAACTTGCAAGTTGTGAAGTAATTAATGCTATTACTTCTGGTAATGCTTCATTAGCTTCTCAGTTAGCTAGCTGTTGCTGTGATGTTAGATCCTCTATAGCTGATGTAAATAATAATATCACTAAGATGGGTTATGAAAGTCAATTATCTATGTGTAACTAGACTAATACATTACAGAGTGCTATTACTTCTGGATTTAATAGTTTGTTATCTGACAATACTACTAAATTTAATATTCTTGGTTCTAAGATTGATGCACAAACATAGATTATCAATGATAAGTTCTGTCAACTTGAAATGCGTGAAATGCAGAACAAGATTGACGCTCTTCGCCAGGAAAATAATCAGTTAGCTTTGTCAGCTTCTCAGTAGGCTCAGACAGCTAACATTGTAAGTCAATTGAAGAGTCCGTGTCCTGTACCAGCTTATTTTGTACCTAATCCGAACTGCTGCCCGTTCGATTACTACAGATACTTGCTGAACAGAGATAACACTACTACTGCTCCGGCAGCTTAATAATAATCAAGGGCCCAATAAAGGGCCCTTAAAAATACTATACTTATGTTATTTAATCAATTAAATATAGGGGATAAAGTATATATAATAGAAGTAATAGGTACTTTTAAGAAAACAACCGAATATAACGAAGGTTAGGTTACTCAAGTAAGTAATGTATATGAAGAACCTTTACCGCCTGGTTAGTTTCCTATGCCTAATCAATAGCGTAAAAAATTAGTAGATATAACTATCCAATGTAATGGGGAATCGAAGAAATTCACTATACCTGAGAATAAGTCTACTATAACTGATAGTACATTGGGTTTAACTATATCTACAAATAAGTAGGAAATAATAAATATAGTACGTAGCTAGTACGATACTTATAAACAAAGAAAAGAAGCCATAGCTAAGTGTGATGAGGAAATGGCTAAATGTCAGCAACTATTAGATAAACTTGAAATCCATAACGAGCCTACTAATGAGAATTCAAAGATAGTAGAGCTTCAAAATGAAATAAACGAATTAAAAAATATCATAAGGAAGGCCAATTAGATGGTTCCACCACCTATGAAAGATATGTTACCTTAGGATATGAAAGATGCAATGAATAAGGTTGATCAATAAGATCAACCTTTTTTTTATTTTAAGGCTGTGTAAGAAGAGCTATTAGTTCCCTAAAGGGATTGTAAGGGAAGATATATAAAATGCTGCTACAAGCCTTAAAATGCGTTTTATTCTGTATTAACGTTAATATTTAATAAAAATGAGTCTTAATAATATTATTGATAATATTTTATAGATTGTTCGTAATAACAATATAGCAGAATCAGAACATATTTCAAGACATTAGATTGAATTATGGATTGTATATTACAGAGCAATGCTTATAAAGTAGGCTATTGATAAGGGTTATGATGTTGATGAAGCGTATGTCTCTACATTAGAACCCATTCATTTAGACAGAGTACAGATTGTTCCTGGTAAATTTGTATTCGTTGGAGAAAAAGAACTACCTACTTTAATCAACTTTAGATATAAACCAGGAGTAATAGCTGTACGTGATATGTTTGGTAACCTAATATAGTTAGGTAGCTATACTAAAGCTAAATTACAAAAATATAGAAAAGCTACATGTAAAGACTATATCGCTTGGGTTAAGAATAACAAAATATACGTTGAAGGAGATTCTAACCAATTAGAATATATAAGTATAGATGTTATACTTTAGGATCCTACTAAGGATATACCGTGTTATAATCCAGATGATGAATATCCTATACCAGCAGCTATGATACCTACTATTGTGTAGATGATATTGGAGAAAGAATTGAGAGTTATGGTAGCTTCTCCTAGTGACGTTACTAATGACTCTAAAGATGATACTCAGAATAGATATAGTAACAAATGAGAGAAAGAGTAAAATATAACAGAAAAAGCTATACTATTGCTGATTTTTATATTAATTATAAATAGCAAATTGATGCTAATACCTAGTATGATGTTAATTTAAAGACATATAAAGCAATAGTAACAGATTATTTTAAGTACATTAGAGATGAAATAATGTAGAACTGTAAAGAATTTAAATTACCTTGCAGGCTAGGTACTTTATAGATAATAAAGCATCAACCAAAAGAATTCTCAGGTAAGAGTTTGAGATGGGATTGGAAAGCTACTAAGGAAACAGGTAAACCTGTATATTTACTAAATGATCATAGTGGCTATTTTAAGTACAGATTTTATTGGTGTAAGAAGAATTGTCTGTTAACTAACAAGAGTAAATATCAATTTATAGCTTCAAGGGAAAATAAGCGCACGCTAGCTTCTATAATTTTCGCGAAGCTCAAAGATTATAGAGAATTATGATAAACAATAGAATGATTAGCTCCAAGACAGTTCTAGCAAAGGTTATTTCTGATCTAGATTTAAAGGAAGAGGAAATCAAGATATCAGATATTTCTGAATGGATCTGTGAAGGTTTACTTAAGATTGGAGCTATACAATAGTATGAACATAAGGTAACCATATTACCCGTTAAATGCCATTAGGCTTCCTTACCATGTGATCTATATAAGTTAGGTTAGGTAGCATTTTCATTTTGTAATAATGGTGGTTGGTTACCTATGAGAAAAGCTACATCTAGCTTTGGAGTATACCATGACAAATGTGTAGATAAGCCGTGTATGCTTATACCAGATGCAGGTCTAATACCTTTAGTAAAGAACTTATTTAATTTAGTATCTGATAGAGAAGCTTTAGATAAGCTTAACTCGGATTCTAATATGCGTGATACTTTAAGTGCTTTAGTAAATCAGTATACAGTGGCTAGTCCATCTAACAGATATGTAAATGGTAAATTTGCTCATACCGATGGTACAATGTACAGCGCAGATTTATAGTATATGACAAAACCAGGTTATATTATGACTAATATACCTACCGGTTTTGTCAAAATAGAATATTATGCTATATTTACTGATGAAGAAGGCATGCCTATGATACCAGATATGGAATCCTATAAAGAAGCATTATTGTGGTACGTTACATTAAAATTAATGTATCCGAGAAAGCTAAAGGGACAAATATCTTAGTAGGATTACTTAGAAATGAAGACTAGCTGGAACTACTATAGAAAGTAGGCTTATGCTGAAGCTATGTTACCTGGAGTAGATGAACTGGAAAGTATTAAAAATACCTATCACAAACTTTATCCAGAATTTAATGACCATGATACTTTCTTTAGTACTACTGGAGAAGAACAAATAATTTACAATTAGAATAGATTATGATTAGTAATACAGCTCAAATAAATACATTTTATGGTGGAATGAACACTGATAGTGCCGCCAGTATGTTACCAAGTAATCAATATAGATTTGGTTAGGATGTTCGTATCATTACTGATGATTCTAGTACTAGTGGAGTTCTTTAGAGCGTAGAGGGTGCTAAAAAGTATAATTATGGTATTAAAGGTACTGAAGAAATAATAGGTACTGCAACCATTAACGATATTGCTGTAGTAGTTACTAAGTTAGTAGATGGCTATAATAAGATATACCGTATAGAGAATTTTGATTCTCCCAATTTAGTTAGTACAGTTGTATTATAGGGAAAATTAAGATTATGTGAGGAAGCTAATTCAAATCAATTGAGTATAGTATTAAATTATGAAACACAATCAAATATTAAAGCTTACTTTACAGATGGCAATTCATCTATTAAGGTAATTAATATTATGAGTGATAAGTATGTAAAATATCCTAATGAAGATAATCCATTAGTAGATTCTGATGGTAACATACTTAATCCTGATAGCATTGATATAATACCTAATGCAGTGTTACCTCCATTTGAGATTACAGAAATAGTATCTGGTAACTTTCAAGCTGGCATGGTATAGTATTGTTATAGACTATATAATCCTCATTCTCAACAGACATCTATATCTAGTTTGAGTAATTGTGTGCATCTAGATGCTTCTAGTATTAGTGCTAACTTAGTAGATCATTATGGATCATAGAAAGATTCCTATACTGGGAAAGGATGTACTATATAGGCTCCATTAGATACTAAAGATTTTAATAGGTGTACTATTATTCGTATCTTCTATAAAGATAACAATTCTACTCCTACTTATTCTATAGCAGATGATATAGAAATAGATACAGACAAGAATGTAATAAGTTATACAGATACAGGCAGTAATTAGCTTAGTGTTATGACTCAAGAAGAATTTAACGCCTTTACTAGTTATGCTTTTATTTGTAACAGTATTACTTCTGTATAGAACAGATTATTTGCTTCTAATATTACAGAAACCTCTTGGGTTCCTATGATAGAAGATAATGGTAAGCTAGTAGAGTATGATGCTAGAGCATATAGAGCAAATAAGGATGGTAACGTTAGATTAGAAACTTCAGATCCGAATGATTATATGTACTTTGGAATTGAAGACTATGACACAATGCGTAAAGTTCCAGCGCATCACGATTGTATTAACCCTTATAATGCTAAGAGAGACATTAGTGGGCAGTTAACTATATTACCATATGTTTACGGTAAGGATGATAAACTAGGAGGTAACGGTCTTAATATAGAGTATAGTTTCGTATATACTGAATTAAAGGAAGACTTTATTTCTATTTTAAATGGCGGGTTAAGAAACAATGTAGGTATTAGCAATAGTTCGGAAACTGTAGAAAGTATGGACTTATATCATGTAGATCCAACAGATATATTTTTTAACAAATAGGAACTAGCTACTACTAAGAAAATAAAGACTGCCACAAGATAGAAGAATTATGCTGATCCAGTAATATCTGCTTTATTTAGAAGTTATCAACGAGACGAAGTATATAGATTTGGTATAGTATTCTACAATAGTAAATCTATAGCATCACCAACATTATGGATAGGGGATATAAGATTTCCTAACATGGATACTTTTCCAGCATTTAATTAGGATATAGGCAATAATGTATTTTAGTCTATGCCTATAGGAGTTAGATTTACAGTAAAAAACTTCCCTATAGATGCTGTATCATATGAAATAGTTAGATGTGATCGTACTGAACAAGATAGAACGATTGTATCACAAGGAGTAATTACTTCACTACATAATTATAAGATAGTAGAAGATAGAGATAATGGTGAAGTTGGTAGAGGTACATCTAAAGATACGAATGAATACAGACCAATGCCATTTTTGATGAACAAGCGTAGGCAAATGGTAATGGATCTTACCGGTTCTGTATTTAAAAGAACTAGTACTATAGATACTAACGACATAGCATCTGAGTATTGGAGATTTATATCTCCTGAGGTTTGTTTTAATGGAGAGAAAGCGGAAGAAGTATTCAAAGATAACGTGTATATTAAATAGGAGAGTCTTATTCATTCTTACTTTAGTACAGCAGAAGTAGATACATCCACCGGAGTAAATGTATAGAATTGGGTAGGAATGAATAATAGAAGTGTATATCCACCTAATAATACAGTTGTAAATTCATCTGAATATAGAAAATGGACTAAGGTAGTCAATAAAGATGACAGCCAATCTGAAAATGCAGCTCAAGTATTTAAAATTCATAAAGATGATTTCTGTGGGGCTTACATACAAAAATTCTATTCTAAAGGATCTTCTATCTATAATTCAGCAGAATAGACTATTATAGATGCTAAACTTGCAAAAAATATACCTTATAATGTAACTAATAATGGTGGTGTAGCTCCTTATAAGATAAATATAGGTGACATTGCTTATACTAATTGGGCAACTAGTGAATTTTATAAAGCTGGAGATAGTGATAATGTTGTTACCTATGGTCCAGCTGGACCATGTATGATACTACAATCTTCTGAGTAGGATAAGCAAAGTATAGAAGGAGTTTCTGCTTACAGAGACTCTAATATGATGAATAATTGCGTTGTAACTGTAGTTAATGTTAAAAAAGCAATTATACCTTACAGTGGTAATACTTATTCATCTAGAACTAGTAATACTTATATACCTGTTGGAGCTTATGGTAATAAAGCTAATAATACAGTATATGCATTTGGTGGTGATACTTACTTAGGGATACTAGACTATCCGTGCCAGATGATATTTCAAAGGAATGATGTAAATGAATGGAATGAAAACAAGAGATACTTTGGAGCTTACATTCCTTTAGAAAGCACTATAAACCTAAAGTTATCTATGGGTGAAATGACTAATAGAACATACAATGCAGGTACAGGTGCAGTAGATTCTTTTATGCAATTAGAACCTACTCAAATGTAGCAATATCACTCCCAAAGTAAACCATATTATTTGTATAATGATGTTTATTCGGTAACTCCAGATGCTAAATTATTCAGTACTAGAGGTCTATACGATGAAGCTAATGTGAAATCTGCAAATAGAGTGTATGTGTCACAGGCTAAAACTATCAATGAAAATATAGACAATTGGTCTGTATTTAAGCCAGCTGATTTTATAGATGTAGATTATCAGTATGGAGAAATAACTAACATACGAGGTATATTTAATAGATTGTACTTTTGGTAGAATAATGCTTTTGGAGTATTATCTGTAAATGAAAGATCGCTGATACAAGATAATAATGTAGGTCAGTTAGTATTAGGTACTGGTGGTGTATTAGATAGATATGATTACTTAAGTACTTTAAATGGTACTAAAGTTATTAATGATAGAAGTATAGTAAACTCTAGCAATAGCATTTATTGGTATGACTAGGATAAGAATGAAATATGTAAATCTACAGGAGGCGGAATAAGTATAATCACAAAAGACTGTAACGTACAATCATATATGAACACAATGTATAGTTAGAAAACTAAAGGAGCTAATTCGTTGTATGATAAGAAATATGACGAAGTATGGTTTAGATTATATAATAAGTCTTTGATATATAATGAGAAGCTAAATGTATTTACATCTTTATATACATTTGATCCAGATTTTACGTTACCTCTCAGAGATAAGGTTGTAGCTACTAAGAATAATGAATTTTATATAATAAATTCATTAGATATAGAAGGATTTGGTGATACAAGTAAGGATATAAGACTACGAATCATAGTAAATAAAGACCCTCAATATACTAAAGTATTTGATAATATTGCATTACAAGGAGAGTTTATAGATCCTAATAATAAGATATTAACTAACGATATATTAGATGGAATAAAATTCAATACTAAACATCAAGTAGCGAATAAAGAAGGAGAAGATTTAGTGTTTGACTATCGTGAAGATACTTATAGAATGCCTGTTCCAAGATAGGATCAATTCGAGGAAGAAGACAATATGTCATTTCCTGCCAGAATGAGAGGTAAATATATGGTTTGTGATTATAAGTTTAAATCAGATAAGGATTATTCTTTTTAGATACCTTAGATAACAACTACTTATAGATATTCTAGAATTTAATATGAAAAAGAATAAAAACAAAAGAAAAATATAGATTCCTGCTGCGTAGTTTGGTTTGCCGGTATCTTTAAGTAATATGCAGGAATTACAATCCTCTATATCTAGAGGTATTGCTCCTAATAATCCTAGCAACCTTATAGTTAAAAATAACTCTACTAATGTTGGCATAGGAAATATATCTGGCATAGCTTAGGCAATACCAGGAGCAATAAATACACTAACTAGCCCTTTCTAGACATCTACAGCTACTACAGGCGGAGAAGCTGCTATGCAATCTATTGCTGGTATTGCAGAAGGAGCAGGATCTGGTGCGCAACTTGGTATGACTATAGGGGGGCCTGTAGGTGGATTAGTAGGTGGTATAGCTGGTGCAGCTGCTGGTCTCATAGGTAAAAAAGGAAAGGCAGCAGAAATGACCTCATTTACTGACTTTGATGAAGGTACTCTGGGTACTGGCTTAAGAGGTGCATTTAGAAATAAGAAATTAAGAAGACGTAGAGCTGCTATAAGATTGAATGCATTTCAAAATAGAGAAGCTGTAGCTGGCACAGAAAGACTAGCTAATGAGTTTAATGAAGATAATACGGAGTTTGATACTGATGTATTTGAATACGGAGGTAAAGTTCCGTCATCATTGGCTTATGTAGATGATGGAGAACTAATACAGACTCCAGATGGTACAGTAAGTAAAGTACCAGAACAAGGACAACCCACCGATAGTAATTTAGTAAACTTACCTGAAGGAAGTAGAATATTAAGTAATACTTTGAAAGTACCAGGTACAAATAAAACCTTTGCAGAATTAGGTGATAAAGTAATGACTAGAAAGAAAAGTAAAGGAAAAGACATATATGCTTAGAATGCAGATATGCTTAACGAGATGAATAACAAATTAATGCATGACAAATTATTTGCTATGCAGGAAAGTATTAAAGCTAAGAAAGGCATTAAGAATAAAACTAAAGAACTAGAAAGTTTTGCTAGAGGAGGTGATAATACTCCAGCTGGATATAATGCTGCTGGTTTTATGATAGATCCTAGATTTGCTGGTGAAATCAGTATGGGTGTCAGTGCCCCTACACCAAGAGTTAGAGATACTTGGGGCATGAAAGGTGACGTTACTGCTCCTTGGGATAATTACGGTAGAGTATCAGAAATAGATGCTGGTAACTTGCCAGAAGTTACTATAAATGCTACTAGAAAAGCATCTCCTAAAGTAACCACTACTAACTATACTTCTAGAGTAATACCTAAAACTGCTAAAGTTACTGCTCCAGAGATAATACCTAATCTGGATACTATAGATGAAAGTTTTGACATAGATGCTACTCCAGAAGATATTAGAACTAGAACTATAACGGGTGCAACAGTACAACCTGTAATTACTGCTCCACAAGAGGAACCTGTAATATTAGAAGGGCTAAGCAGTTTGATTAGTGGAGCTGCTTCTTTAGCTCCTATAATGTCTAATCTGTTTACTAGTAGTCCAGAAGCAGTACCTGCTAATTACAACCCGTATGCTACAGCTATTACTAACACTATGGGTAGACGTAGATACAATATTGATCCACTACTCAGAGACATAGAAACTAATAGAAATGTAGCTAATTATGCAGCTAGTCAACAAAGAACTAATACTGGTCAAGATATGGCGTTTAGATTACAGAATGCAATTGCTACCAATAAGGCTATTGCTGCTGCTAGAGCTGCTGAAAGTAATGCAAATAATCAGTATAGAGCTGAATATGCAAATACAATGAATAATTTAGGACAACAGTGGGTTCAAGCTACCAACTTAGCATCTGAACTTAACGCTCGTAATAGAGCTGCTGCTAGAAATATTCGCAGAACTGGTTTAAGTCAGTTAAGTCAATGGGCTCAAAATAGAGAATTAATGAGTAATCAAAGAAGTAGAGATAACGCTATGCTTAAATTGTATGATCCGTTCTTGCAAGCTGGATTTACTTCTGCTGATATGAGTCAATTTAAGAAATGGTTAAATAAGGGAGGTAATAAATAATGACAGCTAATAGATATGATTAGGCTGCTGAAGCCCCTATAATGAATACGTACGTTCCTATTAACTTTGGTGAATTATATAGAATAGGAGCTACACAGAAAGCAGCAGTAGATGAGGCAGCTAAATAGTTTAGTACAGCACTATAGAAATTTGGAGAATTTCGTTCTCCTTCCGCTGTAGATACTTAGAATTGGTATAACTTAACTATTAATAGAAAAGATGTACAGAACGCTATCAATTAGATAGCAAATAATCCTGATGCTATGAAGGATGCTTCTTTTAGAGCTAACTTACAATCATTAATTAATAGCACAGATTATTCTTCTTTATCCTTACTTAAGGAAAGTGCGGATAATCTTAGAGCTGGATTGGAGATGAGAGCTAAGATGGAAGCTGAAGGAAAATATAAAGAAGGATGGGATGATTCTAATATTCCTCAGTATGATACACTAGGTAATAAAAGAGTATTTAGCGATATTACTCCTGTTAGATACATGACAGCTGATGAACTATCTAATCCTTACTTTAGTAATCTCAAACCTAGTAGTTTAGGTTCAGTATGGAAAGATGGAGTTAAGTACAATAGAGCTGGCATTACATACGACACACTATATGACATAGCTAATGCTAGATTTAATGATTTAGTAAGTACACCTCAAGGGCAGAAATATTATAAAGAAGCTTTGCAAGCTACGGGTGGTAATGAAGCTGCTGCTAGAGAGGCGTTTGTAGGAATGATTGCAGATTCACAAAGAGATAGAATAGTAAACCAAGATACTGTCGATCCATTGTGGTTAATACAAGCTAAGCATGCTGCAAGCAGAACTGGTAAAGATGAAATAATTAGACCTAATCCTACCAGATTAGACTTTTTAAATGAATCTATTACCAGAAGCGTGCAATCTAGAATTGGTTCTAGATTTGATCAATATAGAAATTATATTGAAGGTCTAATAAGTAAGTATCCAAATACTAAGATAGCTCAAGATGCTAAGAAAGGTGTATAGAATATTGATAACATGATGAACTCATATATGCAACTTAATCAGGCTGCAATGCAGTATTCTAATGCTTATAGAGCTACAGGTAATGATAATGACTTAATAGTAGCTAGAAGTGCATCTGATGCAGCTGATAGATTACAAGCTCAAATGATCGGTCTTGCTAATAAACATGTACTTAGAGATGAATTCCAAAAAGTATCCGGCTTCTCTCCTATATCTGTAAGCGGTAATAAAGAATATTCTAAACAAGGTTACTTAAAAGGTGTAAACTCAGCTTTGGATATGATTAAAGGTAATGTTAGCTTACTTGAGAGTGATGATTTATTAACTGGTATAGGTGGTTCACAACAAGAAGTAAAAGATGAGAATGGCACTACTAAGAATGTATACCAATTTAATGATTCCAGAGGTTTTCTATTACCTGAAACAGTATTCCAAATTGCTTCTGAAACTACTCCTAGAAAAGCAGAAAGAGTAGCTGGTATTGGTAGAGATACAAGCTTCCCGTTGAAGGAAGTACTAGAATCTGGTAATCTAGCTGATGTATAGTTCTTACCTGAAGGAAAAATGGTAAAAGTAGGACCAGGTACGTTTGCTTTATCTGGTAAAATAAGAATTCCAAAGGAAACTATAGAACAAACTTTAGGTACTGGTTTATGGAGTGATAAAGGTCTAACAAGAGGATTTGCAGATAACTTAGTAGCTCCATTTGGTAGACAAAGTACTAGAACTGCTTTAAAGGATTTATATAAAGCGGCTGAAGTTACAGAGGTAGTTGGAGAAGATGGCCACGAATATTTTGAAATGAATATATTCAAAACACTACCAAATACTAACAATGCTCCAGAATTCTGGCAAAGAGTAAATCAAAGATGGCAAGGTGGTTCACCTACAGGTATAGGCGGTACATCCCAAGCTAAAAATGAATACGGAACTTCAGCATTACAAACATTAGGAAGTATAAGATAATATGAAAAGAAAAGTATACGATACATCATTAATAGATAGTATAAGATAGAGAACAGCTTTATATGATGCTTACTAGGCTCCTAAAGCTAATATAGAAGAATATTTCCATACTATGGAGAACCCCTCTTATGAGGGGGCTCCTGATGATTATGGAGTTACAGATTGGGTATCTAATGCTTTTAATGATTGGAATCTTAAAAGAAATGAAGCTATTAGAGATAGTGCATTAGGTGATTATGTAATGGCTGATTAGGATTATAATACAATTCTAAATGCTAAAAATTATATTCAAGCTGTACGTAATATTAATGCCATACTTCCACAATTAAGACAAGACCCTAATAACCAAGACTTAAAACAGTAGGTAAAACAATTATCAGATACTATTCTTAATAACAAGGAAGCATATGATAATATCTTAAATGATAAATTAAATGATTCTTCTTTGAATACAAAGCTGAAAACTGATTTCATTAATGGAAATTGGAATTCAGCTTTAAGTGAAATAGATCGTTAGACAACTGAACAGATAGATAAAGCAACAGGATCTTATGCAGATCCTAATACTTTGTATGCTAAAAAGAGTTCTGCCTTATTCTAGGCTGATGTTGCTCAAAATACCGCTGATGAATACAATAGTAAATTAACATCTGATTACTATCGTAGAAAGTCACAACAGCCAGGTATGGATCTTACTGATATAGATACTTATTTGTTTAAATTGCCAGGTTTATTAGGTTCTTCAGCAGCTACTATTACTAATGATATACTTACTACTGGAACTACATATGCTACTACATCTATAGGTTCTAGTTTTGGCCCTATTGGAGCAGCAGCTGGTATGATTGCTGGAGCAGGAGTATCTGTATTAGGTAATCTATTAAGTAGAGAAAGAGAATCTAAAGGAGAAGTATACAGTAACTATAAATCTGCTGTACTTAATCAGATTGATAAAAGTGGTATTTCTAAACAGTTATTAAAGGATGCCAAAGCAGAAATGCAAAGAATGGGTTCTTATACTCAAGAATAGATTGATAATGATGATTACGTATACGATCAATTACTTACTAATCAAGTAAAAGTAAACAATGTTAAGTTCGATAAAATACGTCTTAACAATTTTGAAGGTATGAAATCACTTTATACCGACAATATGGCTTTGTCTACTTGGGATGCTACTCAAACTATGTTAGAAGTTGTACCACTGGGCAAAATAGCTAAAAGTGTAAGAGGATTAAAAACTTTAGCAAATAAGTACGATAAAGGCAAAGATTTTCTAAAGGGTAAATTAGCCGAACGTATAGACGATATAACCAGCTTTGGTATAGATAGTGTAGATAAACTGCCTAAAAAGACTAAGAGAAAAGCAATATTAGATTTAGGTGGTAGAATTCTCATATCTTCTGCTATGGAAGGAGCGGAAGAAGGAACCCAATATATGAAGGGTTAGGACTATATTAATAGACACTTTGAAGAAGATCCTAATCTAGCAAAGAGTTTCATTAAGAACATGGGATCTGGAGCAAGATCTATATTTGCAGCAATTACTCCCTGGGATTCTGTATATTCAGACGATGCAGAATTTATGGAAAACTTTAAAGGTGGGGCATTGCTTGGTGGTCTAATGACTGGTGGGATAGGTGCTGCTACTTCTTACTTACAAACTAGAGACCAATTACAAGCAGATAAACTATTATCAGCTTTATATGCTGAAAAACTAGATCAAAAGGATAGAGTAAGAAAAGACATAGTATATGCAGAAATGGCTGCAAATAATAAGTGGAATAACTTAATGCAATCATTTGATAATCTTCAATCTGCCAACATTGACGGTCTTACTCAAGAAGATATAGAGACTGAAAGAAATAATGCTAACAGAGTAAGAAACATAGCTACATCTGAATCTGCATTAAAACAAGCTGAAGCATTGGGTATAGAACCAAATACTGATGATTATAATATACTTATTGCACTAAAGGATCATTATGACAAACTAGTTGAAGAATCTGATAAAAATTTTGCAACAGCAAATAACAAACTGTAGAGTATATTAAACGGAGAAGAGGTAAATAAGCAAATTGAAAGAGTAATAGCTAAACTATCTGATGAACAACGCTCACAGATAAGTGTAGAAGATATAAGAAGTGCTATATCTCTGTACTCTGAATTATCAGTTTATGATCAACTAATAAGCGACTATAAGCAAAATAGTACTAAACTTAACGAACTTGAAAAAAATACCAATTTACGTACATCTAAAGCCGATGTTATACACTTTAGAAACCTATTGAATACAGATAGAGAGTCTTTATTCAATAGCTATACTGAACTCAAAAAGGTATTAAATCAGTTTGATTTAACTGAAACTGACTTTCAAGTTCCCTCTATACATCAGGATTTAGCTGATGCTCAAGAACAAGTTATATTGACTTCTTTGGATCAAGCTAGAGCTCGTGAAGAGAACAATCTAATGTCTTCAGATGATAAGAAATCTATAATGGCTAAGATTAATAAATGGAAAGACTCTGAAGCCAAAGAAGATGATTTTGTACAAGATATAGAAGACTTATACTCTGGTAGAACACAAGAGAAGGCGGTTGAAGAAGGAGAAGAAGTTACTCCAGAACCTTTAACTACTGAGACCACCTCTGTTCAAAAGCAGGAAGATATAGATACTTTAATAGACAAAGCAAGAAATGGAGACCAAGAAGCTCAAAATACTTTAAATGAACACGGAATACCCTATCATCATGGTCAAGTATATAGGTATGTATCTAAGAGAGAGATAGACGCTTTAAATAGGGGAGAACGTATTACCACAGAGAAAGGAATGGATTGGGTAGATGTGACAGATAATCCACAACCATCTACTGGGGCCGATGCCGAATATCGTATTGTATTTAAAAGTGATGTAGATTTTGATAAAGAAGGCGGAAGAGGAAAAGATACACAACTTAAAAATGAAGATCTTGGGGACGGATGGTTAAAAGGTGGGTATACTAAAAATGATGTTCTTCGTATAGAAAGAAGAAATGAAGATGGTACGTATTCCCAAATAAAGGAACAGGAAAACGAAAAAGTACAAGAAAGAGAACTTCACGAAGCTTATGATGACTTTATAAGTTCTGGTGAATGGAAAATATCATAGAATTTGCAAGGCAAAGAAAAAGCAAGAGCAGAAGAATTAAAACTTCTTGCTCAAGAAGCTAGAGAAGAAATAGCTTAGAGAGAACAACAGAACATATAGAATAAAGAGAAAGAAGTTCAAAAGCCTATTACTGTTCCTAGTGAAACTCCCACTCCTGTATCTCCTGTTGAAGAAGCTCCTAAGACAGAACCATTAACTATAGAGGACGTACCAACTCTTAGTGACATACTTGGTGGATGGCTTGGTGATGAAGCTAAGCAAGCTTTAGAAACTCCTAATTAGGTTATTAAGGAGCAACAAGTTACAGAGGATACTGAAACTGAACCCAGACAATTAGAAGAGCTAACTTATGACTCTAGATTAGATCCATATTCTCACGAATTGAACTACAGACTTACTGATTCTAAGCAGAATGAGCAAGGACAATGGATTAGAGTACCTAAGAAATTCCAAGGTATGGAGCAGTATCTGAATAATGAAGAATTCTCTGAGGTATCTGGACAACCTGACTTTATCAAAGAAGTAACTAAGAACGGAGTACGCATAGTAGTAAGACCTTATACTAAAGGTGATGGTACTACTACAGATGCCATATATGCTTTATTTAACTACAAAGGTAAAGAATATGTGGCCAGCATTAAGACTGTAGAAGGACTGTATGCTAGAGGAAATAGAGCTTTCAACAGATTACCGTTTAATGATCAACAGTTAATTGTAAATAATCTCAGTGCTTTACGTAATAAAGTACTAGAGTTGAATAAACAAGTATAGTCTAATCCTAACTTAGAAATAGTACCTACTACCATAAGAAAAACCAATGGTAGAATTGTAAATCTTAAGAATGAAGATGGTAGTCCTAAGAATAGAAATCTTACCGAATCTTCTTGGTTAACTGTTAAAGATCCGTATGAAATTAATTCTGAAAATACTTAGATAGGTATTACTACAGGTGGTTTAGGTGGCAATGTAATTCGCTTTAAGAACCAAGTAATATCAGCTAAAGGCTTCCCTATGGGTAAACCAGTATGGATGATTAAGACTTCTAGAGATGACGGAAGTTCATCTCAAATAGGTGTAGTACTAAATTATGGTAACTTTAAAGATAAACCAGAAGTAGCTGATCTTATAATCAATTTAGTTACTTCTAAAGATCAATTCTATACGGATGCAAATGGTACAGTTACTAATATTACACCACAGAATGTACTACAGTTCTTAGTAAACTTTGGTTCTCAAACAGCTACTAACCCTAATGATACTAGACTATCTCCAGAACAAGTAAGAGCTAAAATGGCTAAGCAGTTCTATCTTACTGAATATAATCAATTAGTAGTAGGTCAACAAGTATATAACTTAAATGATATAACTACTGTACCAGAAATTAGAGAAAGACTGAAGAATTATATAATGGATAATTTCCATTGGAATATTGATGAATCGGGTTTAAGTTCTAATTATCTAGGTGGTGATTTACAGTCCCAAGTAAAGGATCCTAAACTATATCCTTTGGCTTTATTCTTAAAGAACAATAATGTAGATAAGATCACATTAATACCGAATGTTTTAGAGTTTACTAATAAAGATTTTGGTATTACTAAAGATAGTAATGGTAATAAGTAGGTAGACTCTAGTCATCCTAATGGTATTAGTGTACTTGGTTGGTATATAAAGCAAGGTATATTACTCACAGATATAGCTGATACTTTACAAGATGCTAACATTTACATTGACGATGTAATGTTAGTAGATAAGACAGCATAGCGTAAAATAGAGCAGTCTCAGCAAAAAGTTCAGGAAGAAACTAAAAGAGGTAGTATTACTCTACCAGATGAAACAGGTAAGCAAACTACTATAGATTTGGATGAAATATTTTCTATATTAGACGGTAAAGGTAGAAAAGGTCCTAATATGGAAGTAACCGAAAAGGAAGTATCTGAATTGGCTATCAATAGCTAGAATAGAATGAATTCTGAATAGGCTAAGGAGTGGATACAATCTACTTTAGGTATTACTCCAGAAATAGTTTCTTCTGTTATAGATGTTACAGAGGCTGGGAATATTGTAGTAGGTAAAGTAACTGAAGATTCTATAAAGATTTCAGAGTAGGCTCCAGAAGGCGTTCAATATCACGAAGCTTGGCATAGAGTATCTCAATTGTTAATTGATCCTAAACACAGAAATAGAATTTACAAGAAGTATAGAGATCAAGGTTTAACTGATAAGCAGATTGATGAAAAATTAGCTGATCAGTTTAAAGACTTCATGCTAAATGAATCAGGAAATTACAGATTTGATACTAAAAACTGGTTTAGGAGAATATACGACTTTATTAAGTTATGGATTAGAACTGGTCAATACGGATTAGCTAAGATATATTCAGCTATTAATAGAGGTAAATACTATGGATTGAAACCAAGTGCTGAAAATGTAGCTAGATTCAGAGAAATATACAAAGGTGAAGGAGCTAACATGGAAGTATCTGGATATAAATTTAAACATATTCAGACAGTTAAGCAATTGAATGACATTATAAACAGTTTAACATATGCTTTCTTCCAAGTATCATTTACTGATGGCAAAACAATAAACTACTCTGATTTATCTAAGGAAGCTCCTAAGTTTGATAGACTTAAACTTATACTTCAAGCACAAGCTTATAAGTATCCTTCTGATGTTATTAATGAAGTAGTAGAGAAATTCGATTCTATTATCCTACCTATGCTTACTGTTAAGCTAAAATAGTTAGGAATTAGAGCCGTAGATAGAAATGAAAACGATACTATTTCTAATATAGAAGAAGGTACAGAAGGAGTAAATATAGGCCAACATACTGTAGAAGGTATGAATATATCTATTAGAGATAATGCTCCTGCTGAAGTTAAATTCTTCTTCCAAACTATTCCAGCATATGAAATAGGTAAAGATGGCACTCCTCAAACTAAATTCGATGAGTATACTCATTTCCCTAGTTTCGTAGATCCTAATATAGCTTGGACAAATATATTAAAAGATCTATCTGGCTGTAGAACTATATCCAACATCATAGATAAAGTACAATTCTTTGCTAAGAATGGTGATACTTTCTATCAAGCTTTATTACTTAGATTGACTACTTTAGTAAAGAATTCATTAAGTGCTGACACTAATGTAGCTACTCAAGCCGAAGCAATGCTTACTAGAATAGAGACTGTTATTACATCTGATATTAATAACTACATCACAGTAAAGATTAGTGAAGATGCCGAAACAGGATTTACTAGAATGGAGCTAAAGGATAATACTGTAGACGTAAAAGCAGCTAATTATCCTAGAGTATGGTCACAATACCTGTTTAATAATTCTGGTATATTTAAGTATAATGAAAGTGGAGCAATTGTAGCAACAGATAACGCTAAACAAACTTTACGTGTTATAATAGATAATTTCAATAGAATTAGAAATGCATTTACTAACAATAAAGGTTTGTTAAGAATAGGGGATAGCAACATAGATCTACATGAAGCATCTAATCAAGAGTATATGAAAGATATTATTATTCGTATGATGAATTCTGTTGGTATAGGTATAGATAAACCTACTCTTAACAGAATGCTATTATCTGGAGATTACGGTAATCCTAGATTAGACCAATATACTCTATTAAATTCGTTCTTAGTAAACAGAATTAAATTTGGTGGTGTTCCTAGATTAGTAGAAACATTAGAGAACATTAAGAATTCTATTAATAAAGATAATACTATTAGTCCTATAAAGGTAGCAGAAGAGTCATTACAACCTACTCAAATATGGAATACATCTGGATTTATCAAAGAAATTGCGAATTACTACGCTTATCAACACGCTACTGATAAAAGTTTAAGTAGTTATGGTCCAGATGGTAATAGTTATTATATGGTATCTCAAAATAACTTTGCTAAAGATAGACTTAATGAAATAGTAAATGATAAAGATACATTTGATAACTTAAATTCCGTAGTATATAATGGCAATTCAATAATACTTAATTCTGTAAAGAATGGTAATAAAGATCTGTCTGTCGAAACCCTTATAAACTTCAAAGATACTACTTCACAAGATGTTGGTAGAGATTACTTTGGAATTACTGATAGAGAGGACTATTTAGCTAAAATGGTAGCCGTATTTAATGATAGAATCATATTCCCTACTGTAGCAGATAAAAAGACTTATCACTTCATTAAAGGTATAAGATTGCCCCATGAAAGAATAAGCTTTAATGTTACTCCGCAAGGTGCTTATATCAAATATGGAGAACAAAGTATGGATACTTTGCTTGGGTATTGCTATGATGAATTAAATCAAATAGAACTTTGTTTAAGACAAATAGATGACGATCCAACTCATTATGATGAAAAGACTGGCTTACATTACAATGACGATGGTACTATCAATAATGACTGGCTAGAACCTTCTAGAAGAATAAAGAACTTCCATACTCCTAACAAAGTAAGTTGGAAAGATAAGAATGGTAAAAAACACTCTAAGAAGTTAGAAGGAAACGGAGCTAGATTCTTATTATTAACTGGCATTAATACATCTAAGGGATTCATTAGTTTTAATGATCCTATGAAATCAGCTAAAGAAAATCTTCAGACAGCTAAAGACTATTTCTTTAACTTATCTAAAGACACGCAGAAGGCATTTTTAAGCTCTCTAATCAATCAACGTGTTAAACAGGAGATAGCTACAGCTAAAGAATTAGGATTGATTGAAGGTAACGAAAACAACGATATATGGAGTTTGCGTAACAAACTACTTGACGATATCGAATTAAATAATAGAAAATCTTTCTATAGCCAACTTGATCCTACTAATGCTGAAGGTTATGCCATATTTGATATGCTAGCTGATTACACTATCAATAGTATAATATCAATTAATGAGGTTGAAAAACTATTTAGTGGTGCTCCTGCATACTATAAAGTAAAATATGATGAACACGGACCTGTAGACGTATCTATTGATAAAATTAAACGTCTTGGTTCTCTTACTTCTACTGGTTTGAATAACAGACTAGATTTCTTTAATGATCCAATTAGAGACGAATATGTAGTCGCTGAATTAAAAGACCATGAAATAATGGACAAGCAATATTACATATATGAAGGGTTATTTACTAGAGGTAACATTAAAGAAACTATTCAAGAACTAGAAGGTGAAGATGCTTGGAATGAAGTAAAAGACTTAAGTATTCAGGAAATTGAAAAAATCTATCCAGAGTCAGTTAAGATAGCTAAACAAGCCGCTAAAGCAGAAGTAGAAGGTTATAAAGGAGGAATAAATGTAGCAGATGCTGCTGTATATATTAGTCCTAATATGACCAGAGATCTACTTAGAATGCGTGGTGTATGGTCTCCTGAAATAAAGAAAGCATTTGATATACTTACTAATGAAGATACAGCTAATTTATGGGATTCTGACCCTAAATTGTATGCTGAAGCTAATAAGGTTATATTAAATGCTATGAAGTACATGGCATTTGGTACCAGATTCAATGAAATACCTGGATTGGGTATACCCTACTTCAATAAGATGGCATTGTTCCCATTATTCAAGAGTATAGCTACTGGTGACATAAAGGCACTGTATGATAGAATGACAGATCCTAGTAAACCAGTAGATATGGTTCTATTTGATTCTGCTGTTAAAGCTGGTTCTAGATCTCCTATGAAGTTCTATAGAGTAGCTAAAGACAGTGAAATAGAACTAAGAGATGGGCAAACTGTTCTCAGTGCTAAAGTTACTGATGAGTTAATTAATGAAGAAGGAAATACTCTGAATGATTTCAATAACTTGGTTACTTATACTTAGAAGTTTAAATACTTAAGACAACAGTTAGAAACTAATCCTCATACACACGAAGAACAAATGGCTGGTACTCAGTTTATGAAAGTAAACTTGTCTAACCTACGTATGGATAATTTATATGGCATTGAGGGTAGACAAGTAACTGGTAGAGAAATCAAAGATACTATCATGAACGCATTGAATAAATTATCTGATATGGGTGTTAAAGACTTAGAAGATGAATTATTTAACAAAGATGGTAGTGTTAATATACCTAAACTAGCTAAAATGCTAGAAGATGATGCTAGAGAATCGGATGCTAATGACAACGTATTATCTGGTCTTAAAACAGCTAATAACAAGTTTATAATTCCTTTATCTTCTCTATCTGATAACAAGTGGTTGGAAAGTAGATTTATTTCTATGATCAACAAACAAGTTATTGATGTTCATATACCAGGTGGAGCCTTTATTCAAAGATCTACTTTAGGTCTAGAAGCTACTTCTACTAAAGTAATAACACCAAATATGATAAATGACGGTAGAGTGCTCAAGTCTATTAATGAAGAAGGATCTATGGATTCAGTAGTAAGTATAAACTTGTTTAAGTATTTTATACCTAATTATGAAAACTTAACATATAGAGAAGCTAGGCAATGGCTTATTGACAATGAAATTATTGGTGATAAAGCTACAGCTAACGCTATTGGTTATCGTATTCCTACTCAGTCTATTGCGTCTATATCTCCATTACGTTTTGTAGATGTATTCCCTGAAATAATGGGTGATACTATTATGCTCCCTGAAGACTTTACTAAGCTTACTGGTTCTGACTTCGATATTGATAAATTGTATGTAGCTAGATTTAGTTATAACAATAAAGGAGTTAAAATTACTAAAGGTAATGCTCTTAAATATGAAGACGTACGTAGTTCTATAAAGAATGAAATGCTTGATGCTTATATGAAAGTGTTACTTACTAAAGATAATACTAATTCACTTAAGTTATCTATTGATAATGCTACAGAGAATGTTAAGGAAGTACTTAGAGATATTGAAGGACCTAGTAGCTATCATCCTACTCCGTTTGAAGTGTACTCTCCTACTTATCAAGAAGCTAGAAAAGCCGAATATACTGGTGGTAAAGCAGGTATTGGGCCTTTTGCATTGAATAATGCTCATCATATCCTTACTCAGCTTACTAAACTTAGTATGGTTAGAAATGAGTTCACTAGTACTCTAGATATATGGAATATAGGTGGAATATACGATACTCCTGTAGCAGGTATGAAAAAAGGTGGTAGAATACTTGACTGGCTATCTGCTATGATTAACGGTTTCGTAGATATTGCCAAAGACCCGTATATTGTAAGATTGAATGTTAATTCATGGACATACAACATGGTTTCTTTCTTATTACGTACTGGTAAAGGTAAGTAGACATTCTACTTTGTTGCTCAGCCTATTCTTAAAGAGATGGCAGAAGCTGTAATAAAGACTAAAGGTAAGTATGGTATAGATAGAACTAAGACTCCTACTCAGTTGGAAAATGAAGCAATTGAATCAGTACTTGATAAATATGATCCTACTAAGAAATATAGGAAAAAATATGAATTTATAAATGGTAATGAAAATTCAAGAGCTAACGAATATCGAGACTTGTTTAGTACATATCAGAAAGAAAATGGTGAATATACATCTAGAACAAGAGAGTTACTCAAGCTAAATAAAGAAGAGATAAGTAACTTTAATGAAGAATAGGTTCGTATATATTATGCTTGGAAAGCATTAAAACCATACGCTGATTCATTAGCTAATTTGGTTAAGTATTCTAAAGTAGATACTAAGAAAACTGGTAAAACCTTTGCAGAATAGCAGACATATTACAATGGTATGTGGGCAATGACAGAAGATTCTAACTTTGCAGATGGTGAAATTGAAAGATTCTATAAGGACACTTTTATTGCTAAGAAAACTGAAAACAGTATTCCATTTGGTACTTCTATCTTTAAAAATCTGTTACTTAGAAATACTGACACTTTCTTAAGTAAGAAAGACATAATGCTATCATTACTTGGTAGAAAGAATAATGCTGATTCTAAACTGTTAAATGCTCTTATTTCAGGAATGGAAGCTCAGATTAAGAGTGGATTTTTCAATCAGTTCATATATCAGAATGGTATAGACATTAATGGTATGTTTACTGGGAAAATGTCAATGGCTAAACGTATTAATAATTTTAAACATGAAATATTGAAAGGTAATCCTAAATTGAGTAGATTCTTAAACAATGATGGCACTATTAACAATGATTTCATAAATTATTTGATACCCAATATAGATTATAATGGATTAGATTTCATTGATACTTCATCATTATTGGATTCTGATCAGTCACAAGCTAACAATCTGATAAATTACTGGAGAGAGTTATTAGAAGATCCAGAGCCTAAAGTAAGTCAATTATTTAAGGATTTAGTAGTATATGCATTTATTACATCTGGAGATAATCCTACTATGAATTCATTCTTCCAATATGTTCCTAATAGTTATAAAATGTCAATAGGTTATACAGATTATATTCAAACTAAATTAGATGAACTATCTAATGGAGTTGATCAATCTATAGTAAGAGATGATTTATTCTTAAATAACTGGCAGAATGACAAACTAGTAAAACCAGTAGACTTATATAACAAGAAAGGAGCTAAATTATATTCTATATCGTTAAATGATTAGTCTGTGGTTCCTAATATTATAATGGGAGAAAGATAGGATAAAACAGATAAACCTGCTATTAGACCTAGTAATTGGTTATCAATGACCTATATTAATGATTAGGGTAAACTAACAGAAGGTAAATTCCCTATATTCTATCCTTATATTAAAATAAATGATGGTTTAGGTCATACTCCAGCTAATTATCACGTGTATTCTCTCATAGGTTATAAACAAGCTGCTGATCCAGATACTAAACGTTTGAATTATATACCTATTTATGGATTAGTATCTAAGAAAGGATACAAATATAGAGGGCATACTGTAGTAGAATACGGCAAAGAATCTCAATTTGATTTTAATAAAGAAAGTGTGTGGGATTACACAGAAGCTTTACAAAATCAGGAAGCATTAGCTGATATGGCAGATGATTATAGCAAACCTAACTGGTAGAATTCTGATATTCATTTGATTACAGACCTTCCTCCCTATTAGAATATGAACTATGCCAAAGAGCAATAGGATATGGTATTTGAATGGGAGCAAGACGATAAAGATGAAAGTGAACAAGATGTTGTACTTAGTGAAGCTGATGAAAGTAAAGACAGCGATTCTAAAAACATTCTTTAGTTAGAGGCTGATCTTTTGTATAAAATGAAGGAATACTTAACTGAATTAAGCAAGGATAATACAGATTTAGCTGCTAGAAAAACTTATAAAGGTTTCATAACACAGTTAAAAGATAATCAAATTTTTGTATTTGGCTCTAATACACAAGGAAGACACGGTAAAGGTGCAGCATTAATAGCTAGAAATAAATTTGGAGCAATTTATGGCTAGGCAGAAGGTCCTCAAGGGCAATCATACGCTATAATAACAAAAGATTTAACTAAATCTATACATCCGTCTAGAACTAAAGAATAGATAACATAGCAGATACACGATTTGTACGAATATGCAAGAAATAACCCTGATAAAGAATTTCTTGTTGCATACTCTGGCACAGGAACTAACTTGAATGCTTACTCTAATAAAGAAATGGCCGACATGTTCTCTAGTGAAGTTATACCAAATAATATTATGTTTGAAGATGAATTTAACTCTTTATTAAATGAACGGAATTGGGTAGATGCCAAAATAGAAGAATTTACTCAATTATTACGTAAAGAAAATCCAACTACTCCAGAAGAAGTGGAAGGTTTGATTAACAAATTTATATGTAATTTATAATATGAACAAATATTGTCCAAATAAAAATCTTCCTGAATGGAAGGAGTTAGTAGAGGTAGTAGGTGAAAATAAAGCCTACTACCTTTGGGATTAGAATAAAGGCAATGGATTAGATAAAGCTCCTAATGGAGAGGATTCTAAGCTGTTTTCAGATCTTTTAAGCTAGTTTGATAATAATCGTGAACAAGCCATTAAAGCAAAGGCAGAAACCTTTACAGAAGCTTTTAAAACACAATTATCAGAAGAATTATCTAAACAAGTAGATGAAAATGGTGAATTACTAATAGAAGCTTACAATAAAAGAAATGAAATTAAATAGGGTACTTCTAATACTTTATTGGAATAGTTAGGAGAATTTGCAGATACTGTAGATGTAGTAAACTTCTTTATTAATCACGATGAAGTAAAGCCTCAAACTAAAGAACTTCTTAAGAAATTAAATAAAGTCAATAGACCCTTTATTATACGTAAAGGCTATAAAAAAGGAGTTAGAGCTGAAGCCGGAGCTGCTTTATATTTATATTCAGATATAATTAAAACTTCATCTGTATAGTTAAATGCTGAAGATGTTGCCCACGAAATGTTACATATTTATTTACGCAAAGAATATGAAACTAATGAGCAATTTAAAGAATTACTTGACGAATTACAAATTGAATATAGAAAGAAATTAGGAAGTGTGTTCTATGGTTTAGGTAAAGATTAGTAGAGCGATGAGTTTTTAAATGAAGTACTATCAAACACATCATTTCGCGCTCATTTAAAATTAACTGATAAAAGTAAATTCTAGAGACTGTGGATATTTATAAAAGGTATAATAAATAGACTAATTAACGGTAAAAAAATTATTGTTTATTCTAAATTACCTGAGAATATATCTAATTTGCAAGATTATGCTATGTCCTTGCTTGATAAAGTTAATCAAGGAGAAATAAGCATATATCCAATTGATTATTTCAATGAAGAGCATAGTGGTAAAATATTTAGCAAATTAGATAATAATCAACAGAAATAGATAGATAAACTATATGGCAAGATACAGAAAGGATTAAAAGATAGATTAAATGCCATTAAACATTATAATGTAAAAAATCCTAAAGTATGGAATCAAATATCTACAGTAATATCTCAATTATCTAGATCTGAAACAGAACAAGGAATACTACAATTTGTTCAACATGTTAATGATACTATAGGAGATAGTATAAAGTTCTTATCTAAGCCAATAGAAGAGATTAATGCTAAACAAATTAGATAGTTGTCTAATGACTATTTAGGATTCTACAAACCTCTTATTGATCAAATTCAATATGCTGTAGATACTACTGATATATTTAAAGAATTACCCGACTATGCTACGATAAAGTAGAATATAGCAGATATAGCACAGCAATTAACAGTAATTAATAATAGATTTACTAATATTCTTAAAGAAAAAGGTTATCAATTCTTACAAGAATATTTACAATCTAGAGTTGTACCACAAGATTATATAGATAAGGCTATAGCTTGGCTTGATGATCCAAAACATGATACTAGTATATTTATGAATTGGTTTGGAATGGCTACCAATAGTGACAATATGGTGTTACAGACTATAGCTAACATGCTCTAGAATACTGTAAATAAAACAGATAGAGATACTTTAGAAGTAGGTACTGAGCTAGTAAAATAGCTAAACGTAGCTAAAGAAAAATACGGTAACGATGTACAGAAGTTATTATATGAAAAATATGATGACGGTACTTATACTGGTTTAAGAGTATCTCCTATTAATAAAGGTCAATTTAAAAGAGATCAGAAAGAATACTTGAGTAATCTAGCCAATAAGCTTAATATACAGAAAGATGAGCATGATCAATACGTAATGCCTGATGATGAAAATACTCAAAGAAAATGGTTTGAAGGAGTTAACAAATTCTACTCTGAAAAAGCTAATAGAAAGTATAAATCTGAGTATTATACTACTAGGAATAGAATGCTTTCTATGAAAACTAGGGATGCTATAAATGAGATTAATAATTATATCAATATTATAGTAGATCCAATTACAGTAGATGGAGTAGAATACGTTAATCTTTTAACCGAATCAGAATATAACGCTTTACTTAGTCTACGTAAATAGAAACAGTTATTATCTAATAGATATAATCTTGACGGCAGTATAAAAACAGGAGATGATTTAATTATAGCTAACGAGTTATCAGCTTTCAATGAAGTAGTACAGCAACATGTAAAATATAAGACTGATAAAGAAAGTTATAACAGAGATAGAGCAAAAATAGTAGCTAAATATGGCGAAGGATCAGCTCAATTAGCTTTATGGGAATCAAGAAATCTAAGAAAGCAATACAATCAATAGTTCTATGACGATCTAGATAGTTTGGGCAAAGTAGAACAAACTGACGAGTATAAAGAAGCTATTAAAAAGCGTAGAGAATTTCAATAGTTATTTAAAGATCCTCGTACTGGTAAAATTGATTCAAATTTGATGTCTGATTCTGAAAAGGAATCTCTATTAAAGCTTGATAATGATATAGCCAGATTATATACTTGGGCTGAAACAAATATGACTGATAAAAAATTCAGTGATATAGCAGAAGTAGTTCCAACTGAATAGTATTATAAAGATAGTGAAAATGCTAGATAGTCTGGTACAGAAGCATATAATGACTGGTTTAATAAGAATCATTATGAAGACGGTAGAGGTAAGATGCATCCTGCTTCTTATTATACAGAATTAAAGCCTAAAGATGAGTTATTAGAAAAGTATACAGAATACGTTCCTATGAGTAAATACTCTACTTTAGATCAACAGTCAGATTGGTTTAATAAAGATTGGGATCCATCCGGTCCTGCTGTATAGCCTAATAAGAAGTATTATGACAATAGTAAAGCCTATAAAGGAGTAACGGATAAACCTGAATTAAAGAAGCTTTACGATAGCCTATCTGATACTATGAAAAAGGCTAACAAGTATATATCTTTCTTAACATTTAGTGATGAAGATAAAATGCCTTAGATACCAGCTAGATTTATGTAGGTACTAGGTAGAAAGGATAATGTACTTAATGCTTTAAAGTATGTATTTGATGATATAGCTGTAACTAGAGTAGATGATACTGATTATGTAGAAGACTTTACTACAATGCCTAATGGAGATCCTATCAAAGTAATACCTACAAGATTTATAAATATGTTAGATGATACTAATGAGATATCTACTGATGCCGTTGCTTCAGTAATAGCTTACTATAATATGGCTACTAACTATAATAATATGGTAGAACAATAGGATGACGTTGAGCTTTTACTTAATCTTCTAAAGAACATACAGATTAGAACTAAAAAGGAATTAAAAACAGCAGGTTCAGCTAATGTATATAAACAAGCTTAGCTATTAGTTGATAGAATAATGTATGGTAGAAATAAAACTCCAATTACTATAAATGTATTAGACAAAGAAATCAATTTAGGTAAGACATTAGATATAATAAGAGGCTTTGTTACTAAAGTAAATCTATCAGGTAACTTATGGTCTATTGGTACTTCTTTCATTACTGATGCTACCTATACTACTTTAGAAGCTAAAATGGGTAGATTCTTTGATACCAATGACCTTAAATTCGCTTCTAGTGAATTTGCTAGACAATTACCTGATATAATGGCTAATATAGGTAATCCTATTCCTAAAGGTAAATTAGCTTACTTATTACAGTTAAATCAAGTAGTAAAAGACAATAGAGAAATATTTGATAGATTAGACTAGAGTTAGGTATTGAGAGCTATAAATCAGAACTTCTGGTTTGCTGGTTATAATCAATCAGATTATACTGTTAAGAGTCACACAGTAATAAGTATATATCATAGTTATAGATTTGTAGAAGGGGAAGGATTTATGACTAAACAACAATATATTAACAAATTTAACTCAGATAGTACTAAATTTGAACAACTATCTACAACTTTATATGATGTCTTTACTGAAGACAAAGACGGTAATATAAAAGTATAGAGTAAATATAAATAGTTCGTTACAGATAAATTATAGAATGAAGTAAGAAATAGAATTAATATACTTACTTAGAGAATTGATGGTACTTTAAGAGAAATAGATAAAGCGGCAGTACATGCTAATTCTATAGCTTCCTATATTGTTCTACATCGTAACTTTATGATATCTGCACTACATGATAGATTCAAAAGAAAACAATTTAATCTTGATTTAGGAGTAGAAGAAGAGGGTTATTATCGTTCTACTAGTAAGTTCTTGAAGAATGTTATAGGTCAAAGACATTTTGCTATGGCTTAGCTATTAGCTGACTATAATAATTTAAAAGATTACGAATAGTATGCAGTTAGGAGAGTATTAAATGAATTAGTACTAATTGCCGCTTCTACTACTGTTGCTCTTGCTATAGCTACTATTGTAGATGGAGATGATGAATATGATACTTGGTTGAACTAGTCTATTACTTATCTTGCAATGCGTTCTGCATTTGAATTTAGAACTATGTATAATCCATTTGAATTTATTTCATTAATTAAGTCTCCTACAGCAGCTTTCAATTGGTTTGATAATGCATCTAGCTTTATTAATCTAATTAATCCTGCGTCATATGTAGGTGATAGAACTCCATTTACTATTATAGATAGAGGGCCATATGAAGGATTGCCTGTTATACTTAAGAATATAATTAAAGTTACTCCATTCAAGAGTATAATGGAAGCAACAGATCCGAAAGCAAAAAGAAATTATCTATAGAATTAGTTAATGAACTTCTAAAAGTTTCTATCTAAATTATCAATTCGTTAGATACAATGTAAAAAAGAAGGCTGAGTAAATTAATACTCAGCCTATTTTGTTATGAGAGTTCATCACACTCTTCATAACTATAATAATCTTCTTCAGGTAATTCAGCACTTATAGTATCACCAAACCTATAAGTACTTAGAAATAATCGTTGTGCTAATTCTGGAACAGGCACGTTTGCCCAAAATCTGTTTATTTCTAATGCAGCTTCTACATTGTATGTTTTACCTGTAGATTGAAGATTATTAATATCTTTTTTATACTTAGGATTACTTAAACAATAAATGGTATAATGCTTATTATTTATAGTAATATATCTAGTATTATATAAAGAATCTAATTTCTTAAACTTTCTAAACCGTTCTATAGATTCTTTAGTATTTATGCTACTATCGTATACAAGAAAGACCTTTTCTTCTAAAAAAGGTCTGTTCTTATCTGTAGTATATGCATTTATATAACCGCTCTCTACAGTTAAATCATTCCATGTAAGATTATCATCTAATAATGGAACTATATATATACTAACATCATTCAAGTTCTTCAGTACCATTTCCTTCGTAATAACTGCGAGTATGCTCCCAATTATTAGTCTGGTAATGATATGAAAGTTCTGATAATGCACTGATAATAGTATCTTTACGAGAGTCTAACTCTGTTTCATTAAACATGTTAAATACTCTTACTTCATAGCTACCATTTGTTTGTATAGCAACAATATATGCTTCACAATCGTAATCTGAAATATCAATATCTTGATCTTTCATATACCATGTAATAGCTAATAAATAATAAGCAATCTGTCTATAATAATCAAATTCTTCTACAGAATGTTTAAAGTTATAGACATCTGAAGTTGTCTTTAAGTCAATTAGAATAATTTTCTTATTGACATGATCAAATATGCATCTATCGAGTAATGACTTACAAGGTGCATACCAGATCTTATTTTCATCCATTTTAAGACTATCTGTCTTAATAGGAAATGTCCAGTTAATATGAAACTCATTGTGAGATTCTACTCCTGGAGTATCTGTTAGTAATTCATTTGCTTTCTTATGTTTTTCAATATTAGACTTAATTATCTTTAACATATTGAGATCTGCAAACGAAATTGCTTTTTTAGCATTATTCAATGACTTTGACTTAATATATTCATCATATCTTTGAATAAAGTCTTTAGCTATTGCTAATTTAGAATCATCAGACAATTTATTACTATATGCTTTATTATAAGCATTTAATAATATCTTATCTTCATCTTCTAATGGATCAGTAGCTTTAAATGTAGCGTACCAATCACAAAATTCTTTTTGTTGTTTTACTTTAGGTACATCATACTCAAGTATTACATAATCATTCCAGAATTCATCTGGTTGAAGTATGTATTCATGTATCATAGTACCCTTTTCTAACTGTGGTAATTTTAATCCTTCTTCTTTACCGTCGAGCATATTACGGAAATATAAAGGACCTTTTTTTAAGAACCAACCTATAGAAGAATTTGATATTCTCGTGTTATCTTCATAATACGGTTTATTAATTATCATTGTTCTTCTTCGTTTTCTTCTTCAGTTTTATGTTTAATTGTTTCAACTAAGAGATTAAAAAGTAAATCTTCTCTAGATTTATCTGATTTTTTCTCTAAATCAAAAACAATAGTTACTATTTTAAGTCTCTCTCTTATCATATAACTGTCAGTTAATATACTACAGTTATGTTGATTAAGATGACCGCATGATATACCATTATGCCAATGCCCAAAGAAATGATGCTTATATTTACCAAAACAGTAATGTTCAAGCTTTTCATTATAGTTTGGATTTTCGTGAGTAATAAGTATATCACAATCAGGTATATTTTCATATGGGCATACATACTCATCATATTCATGCTGAGTATCTTCAAATGCCCATGTTTGCCAGTGTATAGGAGCTATCCATGGAGTACCATAGAATGTTACTCCTTTATATTCATATAATTCATCAATAAGAAATACTACTTTATTATTAGTAAGTAAAGATATTTTATCTTTAAATTCTTGTAAAGTAATATCTTTTATTAATCCATTATATAATTGTTCAATGTATATATCATGATTTCCTGGTACTACAAATATCTTTTCACATGATAACTTATTAGCCCATGTAATAAAAGCAGTACTCCACCATGCATCTGATTCATCAGAACTACGTTGAACAAGTAAATCTACTACATCACCAGCAATACATAATACGTCACATTCTGGTACAGAAGGTAATATACCATGTAAATCACTAATTGCACATATTTTCATAATGTAAACTTATTGTTAACTTGTATATTAATACTGCACAAAAAATTAACATTCTTTTAAACGTTTTATTAACTCGTCTACTTGTTTCTGATTATGTACTACATAGAACTTTATATTAGGTTCAAACCTATACAAATAGTAGTTAAATAGCTTTTCACGTAAAGGCCATGCTTCGTTAGGATAACCTTTACATTCAATAATAAACTTATTTCCTACAAAATCAGGTAAATAAGTCATTGGCCTATATTTCTTTTCTCCAAAAGTAAAAGCTGGAAGAAGTTCATATCTATGCTGTTCATAATCTGCATTGATTTTAGCTTCTTTCAGCTTTTTATATGTGTATGTTTCAAGTTTACTTCTAAACTTTATTCCATCATATATATTAGGAGTTGCGTTGCGTACTTTTCCCTATTTCTTCTTTTGCTTCATAAATACATTCTTCAAAGGTTTCTATAATATCATCATCTAATTGTAGTAGCATGTTAGTTAGTTTACATGTTCCTACTGTAATCATAGCTACAATTATAGTAGCTAATATGAACGGAATACAAATTAGATTCGATATAACTTTTCTAAAACCTTTCCAAAATGTTTTTAGTTTATCTTTTAATGTTTTCATAAAGCCAATTTTTAATAGTTTCAAAATCATTTGCTTTTATGGCATCTGATACGTCCTTCGCTTTAAACTTTTTATGGATTAAAAGCCCTTCTAAGCCTGTTTTAAGGCTCATTTTGCGAAGATATTTTACGCCAGCTTCGTCTCTATCAAACAGTATAATAATGCGTTTAAAACGCTTCTTAAGCTGTTCTAATACCTTATCAGGTATAAAAGTTGATTCTGACGATGGAGATATTGCGGGTATCCCCATTTCGTATAAACACATGACGTCTTTCATACTCTTTGTTATTATGAGTACATCACCAGTTTTAGGTAACTGTTTGAACCCCTGAATGTCATTCTCTGTCAGGTTATTGCGCCATTTTGTATATTTATCTGCTAAAGGTCTATATATTTTAAAATGATTATATACCTTATAAGCATACATAGGATTAGTGTCCTTGTAAATACCCTTTACAATACCATTACACAAGTAATATTTAATACTGCTTACTCCAAATTTCTTTAAAGTATTAATACTAATATTAAACTGAGACCAGTAATTGATGTCTGTTAAAGTAAAGTCTTGTCTTACTACACCAATTACTGTCTCTGTTGACGGTATGTATTGCTTAGAGCTAACGAGTTGCGTATTATTAGTAATTTTAAGCTTATTAACTATATTATTAAGTATATCTGAATAATTAGTTAAACCGGTAAGTAATGAAACAAATTTAATTACATTACCACAATCGCCTGTACCATGATCTTTAAACATTAATTGTTTAGTAGTTCTACTATAGAAACATCCAAATGATGGATTTTTATCTTTTCTAAATGGACTATTATAGATCATACCTACTTTAAAATTACCAATATACGCTGCATATATATCATATTCTGTTACTTTAGATAATATATAATCTAGAGTAATATTCACTTCATCTTTTATGTTTGTAGTGTCGTATAGCATATGATATAGATTTTAATTTGTGGAGTATTGCAGAATCGAACTGCAATATAGGCGTATTATAATAGAATAAGCTTGCTTATGTTAGCTCTATTATAATAATCAACTATTTCTAGTTACCTTGTTTTACCATTAAACTAATACCCCTTTAAAACGTGAGTGTATGCTATTCCTAATCTATGAATTTTGATGCTTTTTATTGCTTATCTCACATAGCGGCATACTACTCACGTATCGCTATATTATGCCTAGCGTAGGCTGACTGGTTTAAAGACTATTTAGAAAGGTAGATCACTACCAGCATTAGAATCTTCTGTAGAAATTGATTCTAACGGGTTCTCTTCTTTACTTTCCTTATCTGCAATTACAGGTCGAACGAACAAGTCAATGTTCAACTCTGTAATCTTACTCTTCTGACCTTCAGGTAAATTCATAGGTTCAATAAAAGTAAACTTACAATAAGTAGGCAAAGTAGTATAGCCTTTATTATTATAAACTATTTTTACTCTAAGTAAAATATCTTTATTTGCTGCATTAAGTAAGTTAACAACCCAGTTTGCAAATTCATTAAATGATGCACCTGCAAAAACAAGTACTTCTTTAGGATAGAAACATCCTAAAATCTGTAGAATACGCTTTACTTGTCTAGTAGCTCTAGCTTGATAATCCTCTTCGGACTCATTAGGTTTCTTAGTAGATTCCCATTCAGTATGAGTCATGGTCTGTTCATCTTTCTCAAACTTAAATTCGATAAAGATGTTTCCATTAATGGACTTATCAACTCTAGCACTAACAAATTTCACATTTTCATGAATACCTGCTTCTAAATACTTATTCTTACTCTCTTGTATCTGGTTTGCTAATTCTGTACTATAAATCATAATCTTAATTCTTTAAACTGATATAAAATACGGTTAAAGTTATTCAGGCAAATATATTTTGTCCCAATATACCTTGATATTATTATTATCATCACTTTCAGCAATGACAATGTTTTTACCTCTTAGATGCGGTGCTCTTGCTTCTCTTACGGAATTATCTCCTCCTTCAAAAGAAATATGAGTTTCATTTTTCTTTCTATATACATAGCCTACTGCATCAGCTTCGCCACATATAATATTAGCAAGTTTACCAACTAAATCTAGAGACATCTCAGATAATTCTTCACCTTCCTTATTAATCATCTTATCCTTAAGATGACCAATTAAGATAAAGTTATCACAAAGATCTCTGAACATATCTATAACTTTTCTTACAGCTTGCTGTAAATACATATATCCAGAACCATTAGGTAATGTTCTAACATCATTACCCTGGTAGTTCTTACCCATTGGAGTTTGACGATATAATGTAGCTGCATAACTTAGACATATTTCTTCGAGTCGAGATGCATTATCAAGAGTAATATACTTATACGGTTTCTTTCCTGTTGACTTAATTTCTTCTCTGATTGCATTTGCAATCTCTCCTAAATCTTTTACAGACCTAGCTTGTACTGCTAATGCTTCAAGGAATTCAGAGCCTCCTTCTAAGTCAATAATTAGGTTATTATCTAGCTTAGAAGCTAAAGTAGTCTTACCAGCCTTGGGCTTGCCAAAAATTATTAAAAATCTTGGATTTTCTACTTTAGCTTTTACTTTCTCTTTTGGTAATACAATCATAAAAAAGCTTTATTTTTGTATCCTTACTGAGAATCTTTGGTAATCACTGATAATATGGACAAATATTTTTTTAATATTTTTAGAACAAACCACGATTTTTAATCTTAATCGTGATGTCAATAATAGTTTTCTTAGTTTTCGGTTTCAAATGATTCAATGAACCAGTTGCAATCGGGATAATTTCATAACCAATCTGTACGAAATTATCGAAAATCTTAATCGGTGTACCGAATTCATCTTCAAAGTCATAATCCTTCTTAAACGGATAATTCTTCTTTGCATAGATGTCAAGTGCATTCATTGCACTGAAGAATTCTTTCTCCAAATCAAAGTTAATACTTCCATCAGTAAAGCACTTGAACGGACAATTTGCACATTCTTCAGACATCCATCCAATATTATGAGTCTTACTCATTCCTAAAGTAATGTAATCACCTGCACCTGCATGTTCAATGCCAAAGTTACACTTAGGATAATCATAGTTGCTTTCTACTGTCAACCAGGGATAAGCATTAACAACTCGACTCATCAACTTTTCTTTATAGATATCTGCACTATTGTTGTTTTTCGGTAACTTAAATGTATATGTTTTCATAATTTTCAGCCTTTTTTAATTGTTATTACTAAACGAAATCTTCCTTGCTGGTTCTTCTTCTCGTATAGTCTCAATTAAATTATTGTATTTCAAATCATTATCAAACTCTAATATTGCACATTCTCCTGCATCCCTATTTTTAAGGATATGCAGATAGACTTTGTTTTTTACTAGTAAACGATTTGGCCCATACTGTTGTATATTGAGTAATTCTGGTCTGTGAATACATATAACGTAATCAGACGCATGAAATATAGTATCAGCAGAGGAGATATCACTACGCATTGGATAATGCATAGATGGATTGTTAATTCTTTCAGGATTTTCTATATTCCGATTCATCTGTGATAACTGAATTATAGTAGTATTAGGTAATTTCTTTACCTTAATAAACAGTTTCTGTAATTCGGAAATAACTTGCAAGGCACTTTCACGATTTTGACCTTCAACAAGAAGAGTATGATCAAGTATAATCACAAATTTCTTATCTTTAGCCTTAGTTTCATAAAAGTAATTAATGGTAGAAGCTATATCTTCAACAGTACCAGGAGTATCTACATAATATATAGGATACGACTTTATCTGTTGAGAAGTTTGTTCAACTCTATCTAATAAATCATCTGTTAATTCATTATTAGCGCTATATAGCTCAGCAGTAGTTTGCCTTAACTTACTACTTATTTTTCTACCTACTTGCCTAGAACTTAACATTTCAAATGAAAAGTTAAGTACTATAACATCCTGATTAGAATTTAAATCTATTAAATCAGTTTCAAGCGTATTCACAAATGAAGATTTACCACTACCAGATATACCTACTATAGTATATATCGTATTTGGCTCAATTCCTCCCATACAGGATTTATTGAACTTTTTCCATCTTGTTGCTAAAGATTGAATTTCATGATTCTTTCTTTTGCGAATGTATTCTACTGCTTCACTCGTTGCAGTAGAAATATGACGAAATGATAGTGTTTTAGATGATGTCTGTTCCATAATTATCTGCATTAGGTTGATAATCATCTAATTTCATTTGTTCCTCAAAGGTTTCCCACTCATGCTGAGTGAGCCATTTCCACATAGTTTTCATATAACCTATTTTGCCTGTACGCATTTTATCATCTATTTCATATCTTAAACAAGCCATGATATGTTCATGCATTGCTTTAGATTTGCCTATGATACGGTTATATTCTTTTCTACATTTGTTTACATTAGCTCTTAAGAAACCTTTAGTTCCATCAGGGCGTATAACGTAAACTGGAAATTGGTCATAAAAAGTATCAAACATAGTTTTATCTTCTTTAAGAAGTTCATCTAGTTTTGATGTCTTACTTATGACTTGGTTATCAGTACTATTATTAATACTAATTAAACCTTGATTAGCTAACTCTTGTATTTCTTCTTCATTAACTAGGCTGAGAAGTTTCTGAATGTCTTGATTGATTACTTTGATATCACTCAATACAAGTGTTAGGAATACTAATTGATTAATAGATATGTTTGGTATTCTATCTAAGATAGAAGTGTCTATTTCTAAAATCATATTCTCATATATTATATGAGCATATAGTTCTTTGAAATTTATTTGGTAGCCTTTGTTAATCCCATAGGCTCAATTGTAATGGTTTTAATTCTCTGATTATCTTATAGGCTTCATATATATAATACCTATAATTAATCTTTCGTTCTTCAATTGGTTTATCATCAAATTTATTTAAAAGAGTAACACCAGATGCCGTTAGCATATTCTGATACTGTCTTGCAGAAGCCTTATATTTATGTTCTCCTACATATGGCTCAGTGTATGTTATAATTTCACCTTCTTTGTGCCCAGTATCTTTCCATTTCCATAAGTATCCACCATTAGTAGATGCGTAGAAACGATTAGTTCTTTGTTGCTCTTTGTTCATGTATTCAACATGCCATTGTTTACCAGTCTTCTCAGACATTAAGAATTTACGTATATCCTTACATCCTCTTATAGTATCTTCAACTGGTACTTTATCTACAAAGTATCTTATTATAGCTTCAGGAATTATCTTTGCAGATAAACCTTTACCTAATAATACTTCAGTAATGAACATTCCTTTTGTTTTAATTAAATTAGGATTTTTAGTTTTGCTGTATCCTTCTTTAACTGCAATATAGTCATTAATTGCATATTGATACATAGCTTCAAAACGATCTTCTTCTAGAGTAAGTCTAGTAAGCTGTTCCCATTCTCGACAAATATTGTTTGCTTTAGAATATATCTCTTTCTTTAGTAAAACAAAGAGGCCATCAGTATTTGCCTGGATGATTCGGCATCCTATTTGAGTAAGCTTTTCAGCTAGCATCAATAATAATAATTGTCCGTTTATTCTAATCTGCATTACAGCAAACGGACTATAACAAAAATTGTGTTCATTTTGTAGATTCCCTGACAAACCATTTAATGCTAATTTTAATGTCTCATTCTTTACTTTATCTCCATTATGTTTAGCTTCTATTCTTTCATCTTTAATTTTAGAATATACTTCTAAGAATTCTGGACCTAAGTGTTTAGGATAAAACCCATATTCTATTAACATACTTGGATATAGAGAAGCGACATCAATGTCAATTAACATTTCATCTTCTTTAGGAATAATGATTTCAGGATCATTTTTAGAATGAATTCCTCCTACTCCTACAGTATAGCGTAAACCATCAAATATAAAGTTATTTTCGTATCCTTTTCTACCTGGAGAAACTATCTGACTTTTCATATCATCTAGTACTCTCTGTAAAATAGGACTATTATACTTAATAAATGGTAATATTACATCCTTTAAAGGAATATAATCCATCGGAGATCTTAATCCTTCAATATCCCACCAGGTTAATCCTGTTTTCTCAAGATACTTTTGAGTTAAGATTTTCATCCCAATGTTTACACCATCTTTACTAAGTACTCTTACTCCATATTCGTCTTCAATAGCTATACGTAAATTAATACTTTCCTTACATCTATTTAAAAGCTCTGTAGTAGACTCAATATCATTTATATTGTAGTCTATCATTTCGTCAAAATCTTCTAATGGAAGAGGTTTACTCCAATCACATACAAATTCTTGTACATTTGGATATTGCATAGTTACCTGAATTTCTTTCAAACCTACTCTAAGTTTATTAGAGTAAAGCATAGTAAGAATATCAAAAGTATCAAACCATATTTGATACTTCCAATGTTTCCAGGCATCTATATTGTCCTCAGTAGAAGTAGTAATAGTTTTACTTAGATTAAAGATAGAATTACATATAGTAGCTACATTATAGCTCATAAGTCTATCTTCATACTCTATAATATAATTTATTATAGGATTATCATAATGTAGATTATTATATCCACAAAAGATAATATCTGAATCTATTACTAATTCTGTTCTATAGAAGTCTCCCCATTTTATATAGGAATTGACTTGTTTAAAGAACTTAACTAATTCTCTTAGTTGGTTCTTTCTTTCAGAGATTTCAAATTTATATATTTCTTCTGTTTCTGTATTTTTAACAGAACAATGGAAAATATTCTGAAATACCTCAATATCATATACATAGACTTTTTTGTTACGTATAATCATATTTAGAATATTTGGTTAGATTCCATAGTCAGGCTCGAACTGACACAAATCACACAGACTTACATTTTGCTGCGGCTCTACCCCTTTTTGAGCTATATGGAATTCTATAGATATTACGCTGCTATTTTATTAATAGCAGGTTTTATAGATTTTCTAAAGTAGGCTCTACAGTCACTTACTTTATTTTTTCCTTTGCAACCTCCTACGTGTTGCTTTCTGTTCTTATCTCTTCCTACATAGAATTGTAAGAATTTCAAGGGACGTTTAGGTTTCTCTAAACGAAGCCTTGCTTCTTTTTGTTTCGCTAATTTCTTAGCTTTTAATTCTTTGATTCGTGCTTTTCTTTTTGCACGTAACTCTTTTAATCTTGGACTTAACCAATCTTCAGGTTTTTTATCCTTATTAGACTCTTTGTCTAACTTACTTTGAGCTAAACGTAAATCACGTTCAGTTTGTTTACCTTTATGTCTTATTCTTTTAGCTTCAGCTAATTTCCACTCTGTATAATTCTGTTTTTCCATAATTTTGATAATTTAGAAAGTTAATTATTTAAAACCAATTTTGCTTCTATTTATGTCGATTTCTTTTTTTAAAGTACGAACTATAACTACACTGTTAGGATAAACTCTAATTTCTGTGTAATAATCGTTATCTCCCCAAAATAAAGCTTTTTGTACTCTATATTCAAATTTTGAATTACTTTCAAAGAAACCTTTTCTTAAATAGATAATAATTTGTTCTTCTTTTGGATGTTCTACTATCATATTTATTATGCTGCTAATAATGATTTACCATCATAGTAAATTATATTATTATCTCCTTCAATATCTTGTACTGTTATACCGGCAAATGAAGAATCGTTACGATACTGTTTAGCTTCTTTAGCTACTTTCTTTTTCGCCTCATCTCTAGTAGAAGCTACAAGATAGTCGGTTTTGAAGTCATATGTACGTTTATCGTCATCACTTCTTCTTCGATTTATTGTATACTTAAACTTTCGTTCTTTAGGCTTCTCTTTAACAGCTAATTCAGCTGCCGTAAAGCCTTTTTGTTTACCTGCTTTAATAGGTAAAGGCTTATACTTTAAAGCTTCCATACGAGCTTCTTTTGCTGCTTTCTGTTGAGTAAATAATTCTTTCCATTCAGCTTTAGTACGCTCTTTTGGTTTAGGAGATTTATCAAAAAGAGAGTTCTTTACTATTCTAGTAAATTTCTTCTTTTCTTTACGTGTGTAGTGGATAGTTGGATCATAGCCTGCTTTCATAAGAATATTTTTTATTCGTTCTTTCTTAGACTGTTTGATAGCCTTATTCTCTTCCATAGCTTCTTTTGCTATTTTAGTAGGCTGTTGTTTATTCTTAGAACTCCAGGAGTTCCAATTTACTGTTTTCCCATCTTTCACTTCTGTAACTAAAGACGGACCGATCTCGAAATCTCTAGTAGTTTCTACTGGACAATATTTCTTTATATATTTTCCATTTATTACTATTCTAGGATAATTACGCTTTTTAGCTTTAGATGATCGTTTAGCATTTCTTACTGTCTGTTTCTTTACTCTATATTGTTTATTCTTTTTCATAATTTTGATAATTTTAAAGGGTTAATATTAAGAAAGGGAAGGGGAAGTTATCCCCTAAACCTTTCAGTATTTGATTAAATATAGCGATTGTTTTTTAAGCTGCAATAGATAGAGGAGCTTCTTCAAGGCTTAGTTCAGCCTTATTATTAAACTCTTCAATTTCTTTATTAAGCTTGTTAATCTCTAACTGAAGTTTATTCTTCAAGCTATTAATATAGTCTGAAGTCAATTCTTCAGTAGTGTTAAGATTTTTCTTTCCTTTTGAACGCTTAAGCTTAGGATCTAAGGTCTTAATTTTGCTCAAATGGAACAACTGTTCCTGCTTTTCACTCAAAGTAAATATAGCAAGATAGTTATTTGTTGTAGGTAATTCTGAGAACTTCTTATATCCCATATTGATACACTGTAAATACAGTTTCAATAGGATTCGTTCATCAGCCTTAGCTTGGATTTCATTAAGTAACTGTTTTAAGTCAAAATTACGAGTAGCACCTTTAGGGATGATATTCTCGTTCTTAATGATATTCCAATATTTAGTAATTTCATTACTAAGTTCTTTACGATGTGTAATAATATATTTAGATGTAATTGATTTCATGTTCAAGTTGATTTTTTAAAAGTTAATACTTGACCAAATTACGTCTACTAGTTGTAGTGCTGGTGAGACTCGAACTCACAACTCTCAACTTAGAAGGTTGATGTTCTATCCAGTTGAACTACAGCACTATATTTAAACAGGGCCAATTCACCCTGTGAAAATATGTTGTTTTATTATAATATTCCAATTCAAATACTATACTTGTTTAACCTTGCCTAATCGTACTGGTACGACTACGCCTGGTCTTATTTCAATACCAGCAAACCCGAATATGTTGTCAGAGACAACAAGTTTGCCAGTTAGACCTTTCTCTTTTGCGAATTTTTCAATAGCTTCTTTATTGATATACTTTGAGTGCAGCTCTCCGCTCGAAGCATTCCTCATACTATCAAATAAAATATCTACAACACAATCGAGATCTTTGTTTTTAATTGCTTCCTTCAGTAATGCTTGTGTAATACCGTCAAAAGCTACATCGTTTCTAGTTCCTCCAGAACCAGTTATTGCATCTGCAATACGTATTGCTACATCTAAAAGACTTACCGATTCATAAGTATTTAAAAGCCGTTGCCACCATAAAGGCCCTTTGCCATAGTAAAAGAAGACCTGACCATCCTCTCTTACAGATACTGCATTAGGTGTTACTTTAGTGCTTCCGTCCCAACTCTGAACTTTAGCTAGTATAGTAGGCTCGACGCAAATAAGTAGTCGCAGAAGCTCTATTCTTACTTTAGAAATTCTGCTCATAGTATTGCTTATTCAGTAGTTTCTTCAAGATTTACCTGAAGTGTTACTTCTGTTTCGTCAGTAACTACACCACACTGCCGTTGATATTCCAACTGCATACGGTCAGACTGATCCATCATATCACGTACAGTCTCACTGAGTCGAATGAACTTGCGAGACAAATCCTCATAGAAGTTGAGGATACCCTTGTTATGTATCTTCAACATATCGTTCAGCATAGGCAATTCCTCTGCTGCAAAGAACATTGGTTTACTGTTCTTCTTACCAATACGTTCGATACATTCGGCCACGCTCTTCCGGTCAGCCTTACTGAAATCAGGCTTGACTAACGGGAATACAAGATTCGGGTCGTTGTCATCCGGATTCAACATGATTTTCGGTTCACCGTCTAAGTCCTTAGCGATGAACTTGACATCTAAAATGTCAATGGCCTTAACAATGAATACATTTACTTCCTTCCGTAAAGTATTCTTATCGTTGAGCACATCTTCCTTCCACTTAAGGTCAGGATTTGTTGCTACTACAGTATAGATTTGTTCACCAAAGAACCGTCCATACTCTTTTGCAGTTGCCCGATAACGAGCCATAACTTGAGCAGCAGTGCTCTGTGTTCCTACTAATGCACCAATAGAAGATGCTACATTATTTTTATCCATAAGAATGTTTCCTTTCTGAGTCCGTGCTTGATTTCACCAATACGAAACTCTCTTAATTTTTAATTAATACTTTGTTAATGCTCTCCACCTTTCGATTATTTATATACTAAAGTATGCATCTTATATCATACCGCTTTACTAAGCTTTGAAAATTTTAGCAGTGAAGTCAATCACATAATCTACTCAGCTTACTTTGAAAATAAATTGAAATAATTTATGAGAAATACTCTGAGAGTTACTTCTGATAATACTTTGGTAATTTGAGCTTATCGTACTCCAACGGATAAGATTCAATTTATACGATGCTTACCGCACCCATCACCCTACTTTATATCATGTTCTCTTGCATAAGTATTGTACAAGCATAATATATCGAACTCTTTCATCAGCAACTGGTATGCCTAGGAGTAATTAAGGATTACAACATTCTAAGCGAATGAGGGTCGTTTCTGTCGAGAAACGTTACTAAAACACTACAAGCTGCCTAATTTTTCAAGACACCCACTTGACCTCTCGGATTTCTTATTTATACTACACGAATACGAGGATTTCCACCTCTCATCAGCATCATAAATACCGGTACTATCTCCGCTATTGCATGAGAAACCTGAGTATATAGACAGTATACTCTTATATTTATTACTTTAAATCTGAATCAGCGTTCTTCATACATACTAAGTTGCAATTAGTACTTTACGAAGTGTCAATGTCAGCGATAACGGTTGGTAGTCGGGGTGGCGACCTGTCTACTCACACTACTCTTACGAATGGTAGTCTCAGTGTTTACAGTTCCATTGAACTTCCCATTTTATTAAAGATTAAACAATTAAAGCTCATTTATTCATAGCTGGCTTTATTCAGCGTAGATACATTAGTAAATACAGCATAACATCTTATACTCATAACCTAATGGCATAGTCTTCTGTATCTCCTTAGTTTTAAATACGACTATTAATAACAACAATTCTGGCGTGAACTGCATTATATTAAGAAGAAGTTTACATATCTTGAAACTTATAAGCTCTGCCGTTTTTTAATAGGTGTTTTCTCTGCATCACCTTAGTCTTATTTTTACTACATAATATGACTTGCTAAAGGTCACTGTATCTAGAATCAGGGTTATAGCGCCCTCAAACCGCTCGACGAGTCTGTTGCTCCGTAATCATTCCTCATTCAATTATACTCACACGAACGACCAAGCACGTGAGTCACTTTAGACTTGAAAGACTGTATCAATCTCATATACATCACTCCTACTTCATCCTTGGAACATTGCGTATCCACCTTCACGAGGACCCTATTTACCATAAGGCACAGAATTGGCTTCTGCTCCACGATAATCAGTCAAGTTTACATAGTGTGTACCATAACACGGTTATCCTTACATTAGTATCAGTAATTTACTACCTTCATAAGTACAAGTTCCAATATCCACAATTGCATATTGCATCACAGTTGATGTGTACTGAACACTATAGTTAGCGATGCTATTTTTCCTTTCTGGGTGCATAGTTGCACTTTTGTTGACCGATTTTGGAGACCGGTGATCGCGTTATATGCTATCTCTTTTTTTCCATGAGCTGGCTGCTTCTTTAGGTGAAACTAACCTTGCCTCTCGGCTTCACTTATTCTTTCCAAAGGAATAAGTCAGGAACCGTATTGCTCCTGTTTCAGCGTCGTGTTTATACTCCTATTTGATTCTGATTTTGATAACCTAAAACGAGTAACTATAGAGGATTTCGTTCCCCTTGCTTTAATTTATAACTCTGCATTAGCGGTACTGTTTGCAGTAATTAAGAGTCTTTAGTATTCACCAATACGGTTCTCAATACCTAATGAGGATTAAGCACTCTGATCCCCTGCTATCCGTTTTTCAGACGTTTTAGCCTAATATCCTACCTTTTGAGTAATCTCACTGTTTTAGCAGCTAACATATTCTCGGATTCTGTACTTTTTCGGGCCAGTAGAAATGACTACAGCTCCCTAACGGGCGCGACTGATATTCTTTTATATCTTACCGCATGACTTCCCTGGAGTGATTTACGCTATAGTTTTGCTCCTCTCGAACTATGACATAATTATAGGTTTTTTGAGTGGTTATTGTCATCAACTATTTTCCACTGAGCTTTTCTCTTCAGCTATTTTTTTTTCATTCTGTTCTGGTTCTAACATGGTAATTTTACCTGTACTTAGGCAGATCGTTGCAACAATCTTCTTACCTTTACAAATATCTACGAATTTGTTTTTTACATCACTACTACTGATGTAATCAACTGGTTCCATGATACTTGCGTTAAATCCATCCAAACATTTACAAGCATTACTTACAGACAAACGTAAGTACTTTTCAGTATATAAGCAATTAGCTATACTATCTTTAGTCTGATTATTAATAATATCAGACTGGTCTCCTTCTACTATGAAGTAAGAAGATTGAGATAAGATAGAACTAAGTTTACACCTTGCTTCTTTCATATCCTTAATGATACGAGATAATCGTATCATTTGTTTTAGTATAACTAGATTACTTACCATGAGAATTTACTTTAGATAATGGAGAAATAGCTTTAACACTGTCTGGCATAGTACCTACAGATTTAATGTAGGGATATCCAGAAGCTACTTCTTTTTCTATTGTTTTAGTTCTCCACTTAACTATTGGTTTTGGTTCACCAATAGTCTTTACATTCACAATTGCGTCTGTTGTTCCTTTCACGGATACTTCTAATGTAGATAGGTCTACTTCGACATCTATCTTATCGACAGACTTACTCTCTTCACTATTAACTATAGGAAATTTTGGCATTTCTATAGGTGAAGGAATTACAGGTGCTGCCTGTACTACTGTGACTGTCTGTCGCAGTCCAAAGCCAATTATGCAACTGGCGATGAACATGCCGACAGCCGTAATAAATCTAAAATTCATATTGATTATGCTATTTTAGAGAATGGTTAGTCTTTATACCCTATGAATTGTAAAAACTTACGCCACATGCTTAATTTTTTTTTTCATCGGCGGGTTTTTCTTCCTTCTTTTCTGGGTATTCCTTCTCTACTGGAGAAGTTATTGATGACTGGCAGTACGCAG